CTCTATACGCTATGGTTCTCGGCATCCTACACCTCCAACAGTTCCGGATTATCAATCATGTTGCCGATCACTTCTATACATTTTCTTTCTTCTGCATAAAATCCTAAGTTGCAGTAACGAGCCCCGCTTTCCTTATGGCTTGCATAACTGTAATCCAATGTCCAGTCCCCATTGCAATATTTTACAATCTCTGGATACTGTTCTTTTCTATTGCAAATATCATTCTCCCAAATCAGATTGCCATTCTTATCTTTAAGTCCGGTGCACTGACAGATTGTAGATGGGTTCACCTGCGCGGCATCCAAATCGTGAGGAGTACCATCTTCATTCGTTCCAAGTACATAACCGATAAAATATTTAGAGTAGTCCTTCTCGTCTACAATCAGATACCCTTCCACCCATTCTCCATCGTCAAGTCTCTTTGCTTTGAATAAATATCTATCTTCCATATTCTCTCCTTTCAGTTGTACATTTCGAAGTACATTTCGTCTCTGTCGTAACCTTCTCCAAAAATTCGCCAATTTACTCTAAACGCAACAAAAAATTTAATTATTGTAAATCCTATGGCAAAATGGTGCCAATCCCAAGCCTTATAATATTCTGCTCCAAAATTTATTCCCCAACGCTTACCCATTCCAAAAGCAAACGATACATGTCGTTTCTTGCTTGCGAACACTATTGTTCCCGGTACCGATTTAACTTTCCTCATATTCTCTCCTATTCCGCTTCTGATTGAAGCCAATTCAACCATTCGCCACAATCCTCACAATCTGGATAGTCGGGATTCGCCCACTGATAATCTTCTTTTACTTCTTTAAGAAGCCCTGCTAATTCCTCGTCCGTCATGCTCCGAATCCGGTCTGCATTGGTCTGTGGCTTATTCACCGCATTTCTCATACATTCAATCATTTTTCTCCTCACTTTCTGCCAGCTTGGCATATTTCCACGGAATAGCCTCTCCATCATCCTCGCTCCAAGACGTTGCCCCACCGCGCCATGCAAACACCGTTCCGTTTTTGATTTTTGCAAAATGTCTTCTAGTCCATTCGCGATTTTCATGATCTCTTACCAAAATCGGCGTATCGACCGGAACCTTACCCCAATCAACCGGCGGTTCAATCGGTTCGACATATTCGCTGTTCGCCCATTTTCTCGTCTTTATTTCACAATCTCTTATTGTGCCGCCATTAAAATTACACTCGTTGCACTGTGTTTTTCTGCAATTTTCCAGCTTTCCATTAACGACGGCAATGTTCCCCCCATTGCACGCGATTTCAATAATCTCTTTTGCATATTTTTCTCTATTCAGCATCTTTCTTCTCCTTCCCGTACCGCAACTGATACGGCACTTCCTTAAAATCTCTCAATGCATCCGGGTTTGGATGCTTCGGTATTCTCGTTCGCTTGTCCGTCAGCGATTTAATGGCTCTATTACGTTCTTTGGTGTCTCTATGCACTTTATATCTCCCCCTGTCTCTTTTGATCTCTCTTTGGACACCAGCGCGGGGAGTTCTTAATCAGTCTGCATATCTCTCTTTCTTCCCTACGACAGTAACATAACGCTTTCATATCCTCGTCAACTCGTTTCATCATCCCCCGGCTTTCGCATTTGCTACACTCTGGTGCTACCTCGTACCCATCATTATCTGTGGCATTCCGCAAATCGTTTGTATTGATGTAATAAACAAATCCACCATACTCACAGCCACCATTAAAAGCCGGATAGATAATCTCGCGGAAAATCTCTTTAACCGTCATTCCCTTATCCAATGCTTTTATAATCTCATCCCGGTACGGCGAATACATGCTTTTTCCTTTTCTTTTACCCATTGTTCCGTCCTCCCATCACTTTTTGAATCATTTCTTCCCTGTGCCGCTCTGCGATATGGTCCCGCACCGACTCTTCCGGAAATGCGATCTGGTACGTCCGTTCTTTGATCCGGTTCGTGACGCGGTCATCATACTGCAATGTTTCCAGTGATTCATTGCTTGTAAAAATCGTCACTTTCCGGTTTATGTAACGCTCGTTGATGATCTGATACAGTTTGTCGTTGATCCAGTCTGCCGGACGTTCCACACCAAAATCGTCAATAATTAACACATCTGCGGTACTAAGCGCATCCAGTAACCGGCTCTCACTGTATTCTGCATCCCGCCGCCATGTATTTTTGATCTCCTGCAGGATGGTCAGCGATACCGCAAATTTAACTGCATAACTTTTCATGAGTTCATTGGCAATCCCGGCAGCAATCCGTGTTTTCCCGCTACCTTTTGTCCGAGACCAGATAAAAAGTCCCATGCCCTGCTCCTTTTGTTTCTCAAAATCATCCAGATAAGTTTTTATAATCTTACAGGCATCTGACACTTTCTTTTTACTGTCTGGGTTCCGGTACACATCCATCCGAAACGTCTTTAAATCCATTCCCCGGAATGCCTCCGGTATATCCGCAAACCGTAACCGCCTTGACATTACCGCACGCTCACGACATTTACATGGCACCGCCCGCTCAATACCATCCTTTTTTACCAGTATCCATTCATCCCCATTGCAGATCGGACACACATCAGAATCCCTGGAACTCTCCGGTGTCCCCGCGTTCCTGCATGAGTTCGTTGAGTGATTTCTCATGCGTTCCAGTATTTCTTCCAGTTGACCCATGGTCCTCTCCTTTCAGGTATTGCATAAATAAATTTTCGCGAAGCCAGTTCTCCGGCTTTTTGATGTACCGTTCTGCTGTTTTCTCCCGCCTGCATGCATCCGCGTAATTCTGTGCCGCCAGCACCAGATCCTCTTCCGGCACCCCAGCGGCTACCGCATTGCAGTATTCCGTCTCTGCCAGATATCCAGTACAGGCTTTCGGGTAGACAGCGACAAAATCCTCAAACCGTTCCACGGGGGAACTTTCTTTTGTATTTTCTTTCTCTATATCTGTATCTATATCTTTCTCTATCTCTACATTGCAATTTTGTTGCAAAATGTTGCACTCCGTTGCTCCACTGTTGCATTTCAACTCTTTTTGTGCATTTTCCCTAGATTTCCGACTTCTTCTGGTACTTGCAGTCTCACTTCCTAGGTTATCTTGCACAAATGGCAACTTGTACTCAATGGAATCTGATGTTTCAAGCAATCCGCAGGAAAGAAGATACTGAATCGTAACTTGAACATTGATTTCGTCCTCGTCAATATCAAGGGCGATCTCTTTGTAAAATTCATCTTCCAATCCGGAATATTCCAGATAGCCACCTTTTTTCAACGACAACAACTGCATCTTAAGATAGATGATCGTATATGTATCGCCACCAGCCATCTTTCGGAGTTTTTTGATTCGTTTGCTATCAAAGAAATCATCCATCAGTTTAAGCCAGTAATACCGCTTATTCTCCGCCATTTTCACTACCTCCAAGCAATTCAATAACCTTTGCCCCAGCATCTTCCGGGCGACAAAATACGAACTCAACGCCATACTTAAGTTGCATTGTCAACATAGCTTTTGCCAATACCTTGCCAGATGTCGGCTTTGTTTTCGGTAGCGATACATTCAGCAATTTTCCAAGTGTGTGCATATATGCAATATTGTTATACCGGTCCACTCGAGGATTATGCCATGTAAATACATCATTGACGGAATACACCTTGTCTGTATTTTCAATAAGCACATATAACTTAATTCCGTTGTTCTGCGCCAAAATACACTCGTCACGGAATCTCGGATGTGCTTTTCCACAGATATTCCCTACAATTTCCTGCATGTCCTTTTTCGTGTCAACGGAAACATCATATGTGCCAAGAAAATCCATCTTTTTAAGTTCCATTTTTCTAGCTGATTTTCTATGGATAACATCCGCTACCTTGTCTGTGGCAATTATGTAATCTCCAACCGGCAATGGTGCACGCAAGACTTCTATATCGTGACTTTTAAAATATCTATTCTTAAGGATATGCAAGCCCTCTTTCTGTCCTTTATCCTCAATAATTAACACTTATTCTCCTTTCTGGCGGTCACACTCGGCAACCGCCAAAGGTATCTCATGGCTTTCAATTTAGTTGTGATATATTAAATTCCTTGCCAAAATTTCAGATACCGCATGAATTGGTTTCTTTTAGGATTGCTCCAAGGTGTTGCAACCATTAGAACGGACAAAGGTTCATATCAACCTCTAATCCTTTTTCTGCAATATAAACATTTGCTCCGTATTTAACTGTTACTTCTGTCTTTTGTTTGAATAGTGCCGAATCTCCGCTTTTATCTGATAAGTGAATTAGAACGACATTTCTCAATGCCGGGTTATCGTTAGTAGAAATAAATTTAAGTGCCGTATCAAGGCTCATGTGACCTCGTAGGCGGTGTTCGTAGTTCGGCTCGTCCCGGTCTACAAGTTCCATATCGTAATTAGCTTCAACCATGATATGCTCAATGTTCAGCTTTGAAAAATTGTACTTGCAGTATTCCAAGTCAGTCATGAACAACAACTGCCCCATTTCCTCATGCTTGATTAAATAACCGTAGCACTCGATTTCTGTGTCATGTGGTACATTGAATGGTGTTACCGAAAAACTGCCGATTTGCCGTACTGTACGTGGTGGAATGGCTATTGTACGTTCTCCTGTAATGGTTTCCAATGCTGATTGCGTTTCAAAAGCTGTGTAAACCGGAATACCGGCTTTCATGAAGTCTTTTATGTATCGTGCATGGTCTCCGTGTTCGTGGCTCACAATGCAACCGGCAACGTTCGAGATTTTCCAATCAATCATTTTCTTGAAATCAAGAAATTTGCATCCGGCTTCAATCGCAAGGATTTCTCCATTGTCTGCAATCAAAGCATAGGAATTGCCCGAACTTCCGGAACCACAACATCTTAAGAGCATCAAACCACCTCGCTTTCTTTCAGTTTTAAAATATGCGTTTTCTCCCCATATTCTTAATAATTCGGGAAACATATGACTGTGACAATTTCATCTCTTTAGAGATTTCGCATTGCGTCTTGTTTTCTACAAAGAACATTATGAAAATACGCTTTTCTCTCAAATTCAGCGTTCCAAAAATCTGTTGAACAAGTATAGAATTTATCACATCTTTCTCGTGATCCCTACCGTCCGCCATCAGTTCGGCATATGGAACACTTTCGCCATTTCCTATGTCTACGTTATCATCCAAAGAGAACGCTGCTCTTACCGACTTTTTACTCTTTCTGAATGACATAAGCAGTTCATTTCGCACGATAGGAAAAGCATAGGTTGAAAAATTATACCCTTTGGAAGAATCAAATGTATTAATAGCCTTTAGCAATCCAACAATTCCGGTTTGAAACATATCTTCATCATTTACCGGAACGCCTAAATTCTGCATAACTGAAAAAACAATTCCATAATTCGCAAGTACCATCTGTTCCTTTGCATACTCCGAATGATATGTATTCCATAATTGCAATGCTCCCTGCTTACTCAATTCAGGCTTTGGAAGATTCATGCGTCCACCTCTAATCCTTCATGAAATCCGGTAAATTTTCATCATCCCCTGCCGGTTCAACAACTTCCGCCTCGACTGCTACACTCTCTTCTTTTGTTTCCGCATCTACAACAAAATCCTCTGAATTGGCGTTCTCGGCAATATCTCTTTTGACCTGCTCCTGCAAATCTTCCATTGGATATTCCTTGAAATCGTTGTCCTGCATTTCCTCTTTCGTATATAATCCCATTGTCAGCTCCGGGCAATTCAGACTGGAGAAGAAAGATGCGGCACGATACCGAAGCATTAACTGCGGCATGGTTTTCCATTTGCTACCGTTCTTGCCAAGCCAACCCTCGTCTTTTGCCATATCCATATTTACTTCCATGCCCTCAACCCTGCGACCATTTTTCATAGTCCAAGCCGTACATGAGAATGGCTTGCCGTTCTTGTCCTTTGCTTCGTCAAACTGCAATTCCATATCAAATTTTTCGGAATTATTGATTGCGGCAATCAGAAATTTGCTACTCCAACTCGGTCTGCCCTGAATAACATACAGATTCTGCATGACCATCAGTGGACTAACTCTTAACCGCTGTGCCTGTTCAATGGCAATCAGACAGTTCGCATCGTTCTTCTGGAATGTCTGCGGAACGATTGTGGAACTTGCCAGTGCCTTTGCCATCTGCATTGCCATGATGAAATTATCTGATGTTCCGAAAATTCCAAGACTGTAATCTGTAACTTTGTTGCTGTGCGCAACCTCTTTCTTTTCCTCTGCCTTTGCTACTGCTGTGTTCTCTGCCATAATTATTTTTCCTCGCTTTCTTTCCTTATTGCTTTTCTAAATGCTCCATTTTTAAGAAATTTCAAAACAAGATTGAGTTGCATATTCTTGAAAACCTCTATGTGCTTTGTACTGTGATACCACATTACCCATTCCTGTTTCAAAAGTTCCTCAATGCTTGTAATCTGCTCACCCTCTGCGAATTTTCGCTGACTCAAAAGATATTCCCTGTGTTTTTGAATGTTCTCGCATTTTGCGCACTCTTCGGAAGAATACCTTGAACAATGCTTTCCATTAAGGTTTACAGACAATGCACAATATCTACATGGATTAACTCTCATCGTCACCACCGCTTTCCGGTTCATCACACTTCTTCACAACTGCCACCTTATCAGCACCGTATGTTTCCACCCACTTCATATCCACGGTTTCATCTGTAACCGTCAACTTTGCACCTTTGGCATTTACAACCATGTCACCGGCTTTTACGGAATCCTCGGTGCGGTATGTGTAACTTCTTGTGCTGTTTGGGAATTTTGCTTTGATATACTGCATCGTAACCCTCCTTTTTTAATGCCCCTTTGACAAATTCTCAACAATCCGCAAAAGTCGTTCGTTTGTTTCTGTGGCTTTTCTAAGTTCTCCTTCAAGGCAATATTTATTACCATTAAGTTCGTCTACCTTTGTTCGCAAATCCGAGTTTTCAGCCTTCAACTTTTCAATATCATCCATGTACGCGACCTCTCTTTCCTTTATTCCTCGCGTCTTTTTCGCAATACGGAAGAGAACAATGCCCGTATTCCGCAAAACCTAAGAATCCTTTCTTGCTTGCACTCTTCCAACGCTTGCATGACATACACCGCGCATCCGGCTGTGTGATGTTGTTGCTTATTCCAACTCTAGACATTCTACATCCTCGCTTTCTTAGTGAAAATCCGCTTCCGGTTCTTTTTCCGGTCGAATATAACTGTCATCATATTCCTTATCAATAACGATAGCCGTTTTAGCTCTGGATAATCTCAAGAGTAGCACCTCAAATTCACTCAAGTTTCTAAGTGACGAAATCGTCAAATCCTTATAGAAAGAAAGTGTATATGGTTCTTCTTTTCCGTTATCCCATATCCACTTTGACACAGGAATTTCAACATTCAGTTTTTCATCATGCTCATTTTCAAATGTGATAACTGCTCTTTGCACACTGCTCCATGATGGCTTATCTTCCAGCTCAAACCGCATTTCACATTCCACGGATTGATAAGAAACGCCATCATCGTAATCAATGTCTAAATCTTCTGTGTCAATATCCCTTTCACATTGTTTAATCCATGCCTTGAACAAATCCGTAAGTTTGATTTCTTTCTGCTCCGGCTCCATCATAAGGTCTTTAAAATTCTCCAAAATCTTTTTATTTCCAATACAGAAATCCGAATTAACAATCTCTGTTAAAACAGAATCAAGTTTAGGAAGGTACTCTGAAAAATCATAACTCTCAATGTATGGAACCATGACTTCTTTTACCTTTTCCTCAATGGCATGCTTTGCATCTCCCCAGCGAAAAGCATCTTCGATTGCTCCTCCCAATGCATTCATAAATTTTTCTTTGACAATTTCACTTACTTCATCCGAAGATAAACTTTCCGATGCTATTTTCAATAATTCTTCTTTCATTTACACGCCCTCCACTTTCAACTGCTTGTCCTCTGATACTGTAAGAAGAATTAACTGCGTATCAACAGCCGGTACATATTCGTCATTGATACTTTCTGCACCATCAAGGAAGATTGGGACATACATATCAAAGAACTTCTGAAAACTGTTGCAAATATCAATCTTTGCTTCAATTTCCCTGCCAGTGTTTGTTGTGTCTCCGAATACCTTATAAATACCGGTTTCTTCATCAAGTACCGTAGGAATACAAACTTCCTTATATTCTCCGTTCTTCTGGAAATCGAACAACTTCCAACGTACAATACCGAAATGCTGATTGATTTCCTCAACAAGCAACTCATTCTTTCGCTTTGAAACCTCTTTGAGCTGATAAAGAATCTTCTCGGCATCTGCCTTTGCTTGTCCATACTCACGCTGTTTCTGTTGCATATCCGCAATCTGTTCATCAATGCGAACATTGTTTTCAGCCTGCGCGATGATCTTATTCACATTGTCAAGTTGTGCCTGCAAATCGGCTTTTTCTTCCTCAAACTGGAACATTAGCTCGTCATGGTCAAGAGAATCAGTTTTTGCAAGTTCCGCAAGAACCTTGTCATGTTCGGCTTTCAGCTTCACATACTCGGCATTCTGCGAATAATCAGTTTCTTCCGGCAACTGTGACAACTGTTTGGAAAGTTCTTCTTTCTTCGCAAGTGTTTCCTGTTCCTGTTTCTCCAAGGATTCAATAGACTGCTGCAACTCTGCATTCTTTTTGGTCAAATCCTCGATGATGCGTTTCTGTTCAAAACCTTTGGATTTGATATTTTCCATATTTGAATTTGTCTGTTCAATAAAATTCCTTTTCGCATCAGCAAGTTTTCTAAATAAATCTTCCTTTGCTTTTTCCCTTCTTGCTTCAAAATCTGCCTTAATCAGCTCGATTTTATCATCCGGCAGTTTCTGTCCGCACAAAGAGCAAACAGTCGTAGAATCGTCAAATACCCACTTAGATTCATCGAACTGATATGGTGTTTCATCAAATGCCTTGGCTTTCTCGGCATTGTATTTTACGTATAAGTCCTTACGTTCAGCATCGGCATCAGAAATAGCCTTTTCGTTATCGGCAATCTGTTTCTCTTTCAAAGAAATAGTCGCCTTGAAATGGTCTAACTCATTGATGCAACCGCACATGGCAGCATCAATATCAGTTCTCTGGTTGAACAACTCTCTGTTCATAGTCTGCATGATGCCGGACATATCGAACTGCAACTGCATTTCTCTGCTTCTCAAATCTCCAATGGTACTTCCGGTATTTGCAATCTTACCGTCTATCTCCGCAATCTTTCTTGCCAGATCAGCCTTTGCCAACTCCTGCTCCGCCACATCAATATCAACTTTCGCTTTCTCCAAACCGATGATCTGATTAGGAATCGCATCTAACTGTTCAACTGCTTTCTTCTTGGAAGCATTGTTCATGGCTTCAATCTCTTCAAATTTGTAGGATTCAAGCAATTTGGCAACATCCGCAGTTTCTTTATTCATTTGCGCAATCTCTAAATCTGTTTTTTCGCTTGCCATAGCGAATAATGATTTTCTCATTTCGTCCTGCTTTTTCTTCAACGACAAGTCTTTTGTAAATACATTCGGGTGTGAACAAATGAGAAATTTGCCAAAATCAAACCCTAATTCTTCCAGATATGCCTTAAAATCACGTTCTGTCTTAGGCACAGAATTAATCTCATATGTATTTGTGATCGTAACTTTTGAAACTCCATTTGCATCCGGCTTTCCGACTTTGCGTTTCTGCATCTTGGAAAGAGTAATCTCTTTTCCGTCCACATCAACATCTGCAGTAACGGTTGGAATGCAATCTTCTATATTGTCCGGTCTAATGTTTGGGTTACTTACAAGTTCATAGTTCTTATCAGACATCAGCCAGTACCACGCCGCCCCGATTGTGGTCTTTCCTCTCCGGTTCATGCCGGAAACCCTTGTTGTCTTTCCGAATTCGTATGTCTTATCCTTTACACCTTTGAAATTTTCAAGATGTAACGACTTTAAAATCATTCTCATTCTGTTTCACGCTCCTTTTTCTCTCTATATTTCTGAAATGCCGCATCAAGAAGTGTTTTATCTTCAACATATCCGAGCGCAGTTTCGATCAACTCTGAATTGATTGATGTTGACTTTGAACCAAACAACTCAACATCTTTTCTGTGCTCGTTTGCTATCAGTTTGCAGGCTGTATGTAACCTTGTCCTGCTTGCGATCAAATCTGCATATTCCTCTGCCGGAATTGTAATCATATTCTCTGCCATATTATTTTCCCTCCAATACATCTATTTTGCTTACAGACACCTCGTAGGCTGTCCGCTGTTCCTCTGTTCCATCTTCATATTTCTTGATGTACCCACGACTCTGAATACGTCCAATACATTGCACATGAGTCCCAACCGGAAACGTAGATGCAAATCTCGCATTCCTACCCCAGTAGATACATGGGATATAATCTGATTTTCCGTAGGAGCGGTTGACTGCGATCAAAACATCTGCAACCTCACGTCCAAGCGGTGTTTTCCGGTAAACAACATCTTTGCAGATAAACCCATCAAGCATGATTTCATTTTCGTCCTCATACTCATCAGTGATTATTTCAATATCACGAACAAAAACAGACAATATTAAACGATTTTTGCTATTTTCGTGCCGATTAAAAGAACGTAATTGACAGGAAACGCTTATCACAGTCCCAATGCATTCCTTACTCACGTCAAATAATCTTTCTGAAATTGTCAGTGGAATCACATCTGCAATATCGCTTTTTCTGTTCACATCAAGAAACAGGTTGTAAAACTGTTCTCCATATACCTCATGGCTATATTCCGGTTCTGAAACAATTTTCCCGGTAAGTAAAACATTATTGTTTTTCATTTTTTCATCCATATTTGATTTTCCTCTTTTCTCGTGCTAAAATAGGCGCAAATAGCTTATGCTATTGCTTGAACTGGAATCATTCTGCTTTGGTCGGTTGGGATGATTCCTTTTCTTTTTCTTTGCTGTAATCTGTGTCAAATGTGATATAGGTAATACCGTCATCGTCATCAGACTCACTTCTGTAATCGTAATCTACGATCTCTTCTGTATACTCCTGCCACTCCCCATCTATTTTTGTTCCTATATAAATAAGAAGCAATCCAATCAATACAGGTATGGCAGTAACCGGATACTCCGTTGCATCAATGCAGATGCAAAACAGAAAAACAACGGTGCCGATCATTTCAATTATCTTTGCTAACTTTTTCATAGGCATTTCCTCATGTAACAGAAAAAAGTTTTTTCATCCGATTCTTAGGACTTTTAATTTCGAACTTTTCTCCTGTTTCATCGTCGATCATGTATTTGCCGTCAGAATGCATTGTATGTGGCTTTACTCCCTGTTCTTCCATGAACTCAAGCAAGATATCTTTGCCACCTTGTAAAATATTCATCTGACTTACAACTTCCATCCAATAAACCATAAAATGTGTAATATCCCAGTTCTGATATTCCATAAGAAATTCCGACGCTTTATCTCCTATCAGTTTGTCCATACCGAATCTCTCAATGTAATTCATTGTATAGAAGTAATCTTTCCGCTGGTATCTTTCTCCATCGAATGTCTTTTCGATAGGAAACATATTCATAAATTCTCTTGGTGTCAAAGTCCCCACCATAGCACATATCACTTCAATAATATAAAATTCTTTTGTCACAAAGTCCGACTCTCCACGCTTTAACGACTTGCAATCAGATTTCCCTTTTAGTTTTATCAGCAAGTACAGATTCTTCTTGAAATCATCCGGATAAGCACTTTTAGACTCCTGTATTGTCATATTTTCCCAAAGACCTGCCATTTTACATTTTCTGTCAAATGCTCGTGCATAATTAATCCACTTAGGTTTAAAGTCGATCAGCTTTTTGCCGTCCATGACGTAAAAATTAAGCATCTTCATCATCCTTTCTCTCAATTAACGGTAAAACCCCATTCTTTTTAAGCTCTTCATACAGGAACAATCTTCCTTTTTGCGTCCATTCCGTCTGCATAACCACATCAGACCGCCCATTCGACCTTGTAATATCAATAGTCTTACTGTGAACATATCCAAGCCCTTGATATTGCCTGTATAAAATCCACTGTTTTCCTACTTTGCGCTGAACTCCTAACTCTTTCAGCATCTTATTAAACGCTTTAGCAGATATTCCATAATCCTGTGCGATCTGTGTTACCAGTACTGTTGATTTACTGTTCAAAATCAAATCCACGTAGTTGACTTTTGGTTGCATTTCTAAAATGATGTTATTCATTTCAACAACTTCGGTTTCAAGTTCCTGTATCTGCTTGTCTTTCTGCTCAAGCATCTTGTGCGCTTCAATAACTGCAAGTGCCATAAGTTCTTCGCCGGTTGGAATAACTGTTTGCGTCTGGTTATAATAATTTTCTTCCAGTGCATCAAACTGTTCCCATGCCTTATCAGTCCCAAGCATTTTGCAATGACGGCTTGCACCTCGACGTGTCCAAAGATAAAGCTGATTCGCATTTTTCCCAACAAGGTCGAAATTTTCTACCATGTTCTTAAAAGCCTTTAAGTCAGATCCTTTTAGCAAATAATAATGCTCTCCCTCTTTAAACCGTTCTGCATTATTGCTATAGTTCTGTTTGATTTTCACATCTGTTGCTCCGTACACATCAGCCAACTGTGCGGTGGTGATAACTCTTTGTCCTTTCCACTCAATGACCGGCAATTCTTTTGTTCCAATATGTACTAATTCGTTCATTCTTCTCCTTTCCGGATTTTTGCAATAAAAAAATCCAACTACCGCTTTGATAGTTGGAAAATACTGGTTGTCTCTATTTTGCTTTGTTGATACAATTAATGTACGGCGGCGGCCATCATGAAAGGAACTGTTATCATGAAAATCGTTAGTATACTTATCTCATTATTGGTATGGCGTGTTACCGGTTACGACTTCTTCATAATTCTAACCGTAACATCCATGACAATCGACCTATACAAAGGAATTAAAAAAGTACAAAAGAGATTAAATAAAATACTAAAGATGATGCGGAAAATAAAGCAATAATGTAACTCATTTCCTGCCGCCGTCGCATATTAATTGTATCAACTGATTTCCTGTGTTACAAACACATTTAATCTGCAAATTCCGACAAATTTCTCAACTATCAATATCTTGTTTTCTATTCTTCTGTTTTTGAGTTCCCAGTCTCTTCTACTGGCTGATTTTTTGAAACGCTTGCTGAACCCTCAACCATGCCAAGAACGTAGCCTTTCTGAAAGTCGTTCATTTTTGGAATGGCTTCTTTGAGTTTTTCAACAACTTTCTTTTCCTGTTCGCTCACCGTATCACTCCTTTCTGCCGAACTTTTAATGTTGTTTTTGTTCGGTATGCGTATAATATATCACGCTTTCAGAACTGTGTCAACATGTTTTTGTTCCGTTTGCGAACTTTTTCTATTTACAATTCTGTTTGCGTATGGTATAGTTCTATGTAGAAAGAGAGGTGAGATTATGAATGAGCGAATGAAAGAACTTCGCAAGGCTATGGGAAAAAGCCAAGAAGAATTTGGAAAGATTCTCGGAATAACCAAGTCTGGTGTCTCTGATATTGAATCAGGACGCAGAAACGTAACAGAACAACATATAATCATGTTACGAAATGAAAATGTCAATGAAGATTGGTTACGAACTGGAAACGGCGAAATGTTTATCCCAGAAACCAAAGACGAGCAGATTTCAAAGATGCTCGCAGACGTACTTAAATGTGAAGATTCAGATTTTAAAAAACGTTTGATCGTGGCGTTATCGAAAATGGATGATACCGGATGGAATGCATTGGAAAAATTCATTGATTCAATCACAAGTCAGAAGTAAAGAAAAGCCAAGGGCAATGCGCAAACCCTTGGCTTTCTTTTACTTTAATAGTTCTTTTATAAACGTTAAGATAGCTCTAAGCCACCTCTTATTATCGCAATGAGCGACCAATTCATAAATTTTTTCCTTGTAAAATTCGTTTACGTTTTCATTCTCAACCTCATTTTCCCCCATATTGATTTCCTCCAATCATTCCGCACTTCCGATAGCGATACACAAATTATAGAACTTATGTTCGATATCGTCAACCCCATTTGACAAATTGCTACAAATTACAAACTCGTTTGTAGTTGAGGGACAAGAAAACGCCTTATCCCGTCCCTCAGCCAGAACTTGAAGTGCCCTTATCGGACAATTTTATTTTACAAATTTTCCCGCAAACATTCAATTTCTTTCGGTCGCAAGTTTCGACAGTTAAATTTCTTATTGTCACAGAATGTCGATTGATTAGTTTAAATTTTGTTAAAAAATTAATTACTGGTTGAAAATTATGCATCTGCCAGTTATCTGTGATGAATTTTAAGTGCATAATTTCCCTTTCTGCCCGCAGGCTTTATGCAAAAGAGCCGGCTACACAACACATGGTCATGTAATCGGCTCTTAGGCTCTTGATTTTATTATATTTCTGCACAAGTTTTCTTTTGTGCCAAGTTGTCCGCTTTATTCGTAAAACAGAAGTTAAAAATCCTTAAATTTTACAGTTTAGGCGCGATCTTTACCATACTTAACCATTCCTGCACATTAAGATTTGAACCTGAGTTCTGATAAGTACTGAGTGTACCAGTCTGTCCCGGTCCGAAAGTGCCACCACTCGTTACCTGTAAAGTTACTGCACCGCCGGATACCGCAGGAACTCTGACTCGTCCCATGACATAGTTAGATGTTGTATTTGTTATAAAAACTTCACGAAACCCGTTTGCGTTTGAACTAAAAGTGACAAGTCCTGTAACAAGATAATATCCATCATCCGGGACAGTGAAATACTGCACGACAGGAGTCTGATCATTATAATTTGTCATAGTATTGGATAAGCTAGATACATTATTTTTGGCATCCGCTTTTTTTAAATATGTGTCTGGAATGTTATTACCATCGTGATCTGCATCAGCCCGACCAACACGTACAGCAGGATAGGTGTCGTCAAGTTCATTATGTGCGATCAGATTAATTACTTTGTCGCCAGTATCGAACATTGGTGTAAGAGACCCCATAAGTCCAGACCAGTCATCTTTTGTAATTTTTATATACGACTTATTTGCTAAACCGTCGTTTAACGATGATATCGCTCCCGTGCATGTCCCATTTCCGATCTTGGAAATGTCTGTTGTACCAAGCATCTTATAAAGATACCGCACATTCTTGAACATCTGTGACACCTTTTTTAAAATAGAAGAATGTTTTTCGCCACTTGATAATTTTGATACATTCGTCCATGTTGACGCTGATCCGTCTGCCACATCACTACTCGTAAAAGTTGCTGTATTCTCTGCTGTATCTCCACCGGTTGCCACTGCACCGACGTTTTCTGCTGTGAGTTCTACATTGCCCCTACGGAAAGAATCTTCATTTACACCTTTGATTCCGGTAACTGGAGTTCCGGCAAGCACATCCCACTTATCATCTGATGTTTTGTAAATGTTTGCTCCCGCCGGAACTGTGCTGCCCGCTCCCTCTTTAAAATCATCCGTGGTTGTAAATTCGTCTGAAATATTGAACATCCACCCTGTGCTAACATCCGCAAGTGCCGGAAGATCTGCAAATGCAACTGTTCCGTGTGGCTGCAATCCACCTTTAAGTCCTTCTGATACATCTTTTGCCTGCTGATAGTAATACTTGGCATTGTCAGAATCCTCGCCCTCTCTGCTTCCTGTACCACCAACAGCATAACTCTGTGCCTTGGTTGCACTTTCTTCTGCAGATTCCGCTTTACCGATGATCTCCGCAGCCTTTTGAGTTGCAATATCTGCTTTTTCGGCTGCTGTATCAGCTGACTGACTGGCGGATGATGCTTTCTCCGTGGCTGTGGCGGATGATTCACTGGCGGATGTCTCACTGACTTTTGCGTTGCTTTCGGATGCCTCTGCCGCCGTAGCTGACTTCGCTGCCGCTGTCTCTGACGCTTTGGCATTGGTTTCGGATGTTTTTGCCGCTGTTTCACTGGCTTTTGCAGCATTCTCACTTGCTTTGGCGTTGGCTTCGGACTTTGCCGCTGCCTGCTGGCTTGACTCTGCCTTTGCCACTTCCACTTTGATTTTCGCAAGATAGTTTGGCTCCAAGTGTTTTTCCTCGATGCTACCCTCTTTGACGATGGCAGACACTTTTCCATCCTTATCAATATAAAAAGCTACCGTATCAGAATCAAGGAACTCATACTGTGTAATCAGTGCCGACAGGTCTATGTACTGTTTCGTGCCATCAATCAGAGTCAGGATAATCTGCTGTGTGGTCGGGTTATAAACGAAGTTGATTGCGATTTTCTCCATCTGTGTATCAATCGTAATCTTAGAACCGTTCTTTTTTGTGATCGTAATGATTCCGGTCGATTCCTCAAAGGTCACGTCTGCAACAAGGGTAGCCACTTCTGTTTTCGTGGCTTTTGTGGTATCAAGAGTGATTACACGATCATCAATAACGCCAATAGCTGCGTCCATTTTGTTAAGATTGCTTTCATTAAGCGGTGTTTCATCACTCGGGTAATTCTCCCAATTAATAGCACTATGCGCTTTGTTCATGGTCCTCACTCTCCCTTTCCTTTGCAAGCTTCATCTGCTCCCGTTCGGCTATAACATGTCTGTTTGCTTCTTCCTTAATCTGCTGCAGAATATCCTTAAACACTAGGTACTTAGCTTCGATTGGGACATCCTCACACAAATTTGCATAATTTATAATGTCGTTTTCAAATTCCCGGATTTTTGCATTTATCATAGATTTTCCACCTTTTCCTTTAACTGTTCTATCTCGTCATGCTGCAACTGCACTGTGGCAACCAGATCAGCAATCAGTTCCGTATATTTCAGTCCGTAATACTTTTTCCCATTGCTGTCTGAAAACGTTTTTGGACAAATATTCCACCCTTTTTCCGCTTTTTTCAAAACATCCTGTGCAATAAATCCATGATGGAACCCATCTTTTTCGAAATTATAACGATACGATTTTGCTCTTAAAGAATAAATAAACTCAGATGATTGCTTTTTGCTTAAATCTAAAATTGTGTTTTTTATTCTTTTGTCAGATCCATTAATTACTCCACCTCTGAATCCACCTACTCCGGTATCTCCGTCTAAATGGATCATCATGTGGTCATTATCGTTTGCGCCTTTATGCAATGAAACCTGATTATATTGAACCGTACATTTATGAACAGGACTTTCAAGCGTCCCTTCCACTGTTCGAAATCCATCCGTTCCCATCTGTACAAGTGTTCCACTGCGTTTAAATTCAATAAGGTTTTCTACAGACTCTTCCGCTTGAATATGCATATATCCCCCGGTCATTTCCATAGAACCTTTTAATTCAAGCAGTTTTGCTTTAATTTTGATACCCTCGGCTGACTGGTTGATTTCTGAAATGACGCTGTCTTTTGATACTTTCAAGCTGATCTGCTTTGATGACTGCGTAATCGTACTGGACGCACTCGATGAAAGCTGCTTAAATTTCTTTATCAGAGTCCATTTGTATTTTCCACTGCTTATTCCACCATCTGGTTCGCAACCATAAAACTTTCCAGTATTCTGATCCAAAAAACTGTGTCCAGAATAATACGAAGATGCAGGGTATGTATCTTGTGGATTCCCGAAACCACAATGTGTAACGTCATAATCTTCGGTATCCCATACTGTTAAAGAAGCACTGACTTCTGACCGTATCTTAGTTGCAGTTACCTCTATCTTTCCGGACAAATCGCCCTCTGCTTCGCTTGCTCTCGTAACTTCCGCTGTAATCTTGTCCTCATTAATTTTAATAGCTGCTGCAAGTTCAACTTCCTGCCCCTGTGCCCTTTTGACTTCTGCTGTAATACTGCTCGCATTTTGCGTGATTCTCGATGATAAACCATCCGTTGTATTTTTAACTTCTGTGCGAATTTCGGTTGCGGTCTGCGTGATCTGTGACTGCAATCCCTTCTCAACATCAGTTATCGTACTCTGTGTCTTTTCAATGGTTCGCTCCAACACATTGCTCTTGCCTTTGAGCTTTAAAATACTTTTCTGTATTCCGTTCGCCCCGTTTGTCCGGTACTCTTCCCCATCTGCTTCCAAATCATCACGCAAAGCCTGTATACCTTTCAGGGTTCTTTTCAGAATATAGGACTCAATCAGTTCATATCTGGTCGGCAACCGCACTGCATCCCCGACTTCCAGACACGGATTTCCTTTGCAGTCCGCCGTAAACGGGCGGTAAACAATGCCTCTGATCTTGGAAAGAATATTTTTTGCAATGCCTTTCAGTTCTTTTGTGCCTTTGCCATATACAAGAAAATTATCCTCGATCACATAAGCATTACTTCCACTTCCAACGATCACACCGATATCATTCTTCTGTTCCCGAATTTGTAATTTATTAATGGTTCTGACAAGATAATCTTCATATTTTGCAGAAACATAAAAACCTTTTCCGATCTGTGTACTTTTCGGATCTCTTGGATACAAATCATCTGCCGGATAAAGATCATTCCTTGGATATAATCCCTGTATCTCCTGTTCCAGATAAATATAATGAAACTTCCCGTCACGCCCCATGTGCCCCATGCAGGCATTAATTTCACAAATACAGGACAACACTTCCTTGCCGCTCATAGATTCGCCTATGGTGCTCGATTCCTCTGTATCAGAACTTGTCTCACTGGATGCCGTGACCGCCACGGTTTTCTCGATTGACATATTGTCATTAATGAGTGTGATGTCCGCCTGTTCGATTCTGAAATGCTTGAAAAAACTATTGCGGAACTGCTTCATAGTGACCGGATCATAAACTGTAACGGTCGTGATTGTGCCATCTTCATCTGTTTTCTGTTCCTCGTGCGACGGAAATACAGTGTTGTACCATGCTGCCACATCGGCTGTTAAAACATCGTACAACGCGTCATAGGCGATAACTTCACGGCATGTTCTATCTGCCGTAGGTGTGTCAGAATCAACCTTGTATCTCCCGAACTGAAACGCCGCATCCGTGTGACCATCAAGTGACATTCTTACTGTCAGCCATTTGCCTTTCATTGGTAGAAATGTGTTTGAGACGGTAAATTTAATCATGGCAGCTTCACACGAACCAAACGTCAATTCCTGTTCCGAACACAAACTTTCGGTCAATTCGAATTTTTCTTGGTGTAGCTCTGTATTTGTGATATTAATTTTTCCGTCATCAGATACGATGGATAACTGCTTATCGACCGTATCTTTTTTGAACAAGTCGCCATATTTATAATTAACCACCGTACACACCCCCTATGAAAGCAAGCCGAACTGAATTGTAACGAATTACCCCATCATATGTTCCGTATATCGTAGGCTGAAAATCTGCCATATAACCGTACTGTGTCACATAATCGTCATATTCCGGGATATACGCTGTGATATAGCAGGCTCTCCCTGTCGCATTTGTGAACTGGCTTCTAATATTGTTTAAAACCTCATTGAAAGTCTTATTTGTCAGCATAGCTGGGGTTTCAAATTCGACCTTTAACGCCTTTAACTCCACGGCATTTCTATGCAGATAGCCGTTGGCGTCTGTATAATCGTCCAAATCCTGCATGTTGACATATGGACTGTATGTTTCTGCTTTCATAAACGACATCGGCACTATGTAATTGCCAATCTTTAACAGCCATCCGCTGTACGCCATGCGAACACCTCCAATCAAGTTGTCTTTTCAGATTTACAAATATGAACACCGTTATCATCACTTAAAAATAAGATTTCCGTTTTTCCGTCCGGCAGAATATCCGCCACAACGCAATTATTCGGATTTCCTATTGGTGTGCGACTTTCCGGGCACTTGCTCCAGTCTATTGGTTTATATTTTTTCATGGCTATTCTCCTGAAAATAGGTATAAAAATAGCACCTACCACCAATTTGATAGATGTCACTTCTTTTTCTTGATCTATTTTGTAATTACTTCGATATTGGGCGATTTAATCACAATTTTCTCCGGTGTGTGAATTACTTCCGTGTTCCCATACGTAATCCTGATCTCTAATTTGTTCATAAAATTTCTCCTAAATTTCATACTCCGGGTATGCTGCTTCCCAAACATCCCTATGGTAGGTATTTACCTCTCCATAATTTGCATCAAAAATCTTTTTCACGCCATATCCAAGTTCAATGCTTTTTTCTTTGAGTTTTCGCCAATTAAATGTTTTCCAGTCCACACCGTTCATTGCTGCAACACGCTTAATAGAATACCAGTCTTTGCTATAATCAAGTTCCTGCTGTAGTCTTTCATTCTCCTGTTCTGCAATCTGCCTGCGCTCTACTTCATCCGCATATGCCCGAAGTGCCGATGGAAAATCTTGCGGTATCTGTCCTCTCTCCATCTCATCAAACCGTTTCACATACCTTGCAGTAAATATGATTCCTTTTTCTCCATTAAATTTGTTGGCGAGGAAATCACACCCCATTTTGGTGACTTTATAGCATTTATTTTCCTTGCCGCTTGCGTCTTTGTAGGTGGATGGAATAAAATAATCACTGACAACAATTTTGTTGTTAGTTAATATCTGTATAATTCCAACCTGTTTTGTGCTTCCATCTTGGTTTTTAGTTCCCTCTAATTTTCTTAAAATTTGCCAATGTTCCAGTTCCATCATTTCAGCGATTTCAAGCGTTGTTATTGTTTGCGCATCATTCCCGTATTGGATTTTTTCTTTACTTACAAGAGCTGTGTATGCCATATTTTCTATCTCCTAAATTTCCGAGCCTTACATTTCGCAAGGCTCAATCTTTAAATTCACGTGCGTTAGGAACATACCCTAACAGGAGTTACACGCTATATATTTAGTAAGATTGTAATTTCCCGTGACGAAATACTGGAATAGCCCCAAATTTTCGGGGCTAAGCGGACAGGTAAGTTATATCTGCAAATTGTTCTATTCTATTTTTGCAATCCCTATAAATATCCTTGTAGTGCATACCCATTGACATATCAATTCTAATAGTCTGCAAAATAATGCTTTCTACAAGGGTTAGATTATTGAGATCTGAAACTGTGATATTGTCGCGATTTCCACCAATTACTGATTTTGCCAACTTGGTATATGTCACATACAGTTTATCTGAATGCGTACTTCCTTGTTCTTTGGCATAGTCTACAAGAAGTTTAATCACATCAGTTTCTTTCAGCCGATTTTCTTTATTAGCAATTCTTGTTTCGCCCCATAGTTTCGATTGCTTTTCAAGAATAAATCTGCGCATTGCATAAAACTGTCGAACCAACTCTTTCTTAAACTTCACAACTATTTTTGAATTTCTCAAAAGAGTTATAACAAATGTTGCTTGTTCCTCATTCAAATAATAAACTCTTTCCGGCTGTCCCCTTTTCCCCGATTTTAAATCGGAGAAATCAATATTGCCAAAGTCTAAAATATCTTTCTCATATTTTCTGATAATAGCAACAACAGATTCATGTTGGTTATTTGTTCCATCTGCAATCACTTTGCTGTTTGTAAAAACATCGTTTCCTTTGAGTTCCACCAATTCATACATACTCTTTTCCGCCTTTCTTTCGCTACTGTCATTTGACAGGCAGGTTTAAATTTCATTTTTTTATTTTTCTTATGCAGTTTGAAATAAATAAAAAGACCGCCAAAGACTGAATTTCTTCAATCTCTGGCGGTCACGAATCCGCACCTATTCCTCATAGGCTTGCAGGACGTTCTAAATTTCTTTAGGTCTTACCTGCGTGATTTTTAATTATTTTGTATTCTATACCATATGCCAAAATCTGTCAATCAAATTCCAACCTCTGCTGCATATTGGCATCGTCAATCTGTTCCTGCAAAAAATACGGCGCCTGATAGGCATTTATCACTTCCACTGCCTTGTCGCACTGGTTACGCTTGATGCTCTTGTAAGACCGAACACCAAAGTTGTATTTCAGATTGGCATACAGATTGTTGTAAACCTTTTGGCGTAATCCACGATTGCTGTATGCGCTCGACTGTTTGCCGCCCATGATTGAAACGCCTTTCTTTCTGACAGCTTCCGTAATGCGGTCGGCTTCCACCGGAAGTATCGGTAAATCCATCTTAAGACTTTCCAAATCCGCCTTGATTTCGTCGACCTCTGCTTTAAGCTCCGTGTGCCCCTGTGCAAGCAATGCAATCTTCCCATCCGTGGTCTGAGGCATCATATATGTACCAGTCTTACGAATGGATGGGAGAACTTCATCAAATATCCATTTTTCCAATTTATCAGCCTTATCTTTTATTTCTTTACTGTTACCCTGTTGACCAGCTTTAATAATCAATCGGTAAATATCACCTTCCGGAATAAGAGGTTCTGCATATCCACCATTATTTTTAAAGCTATCCTCGACCAGGACACCCTTGCAATTATCCGAAACCGCCTTTCTTGGTCTTTTATACATAAGCATCGAAGCTATATCTACTCCAAAAAAGTATTCTTTTCCGTTTACTATAACCGTTCTCAAATCCCCTAAAATAGGATTGTTAAAAATCTGAATATCGTTCATCAGCAAATCCCCCATTTCTGCTTAAATGAAATAATCGTGCTCAAAATAAACTGTAAAAACTTCTCGTCCTGTATGCTCTGGATTTCTGTAATTAACTGCTCTTTCATCTCGCACCGCCTTTCTTGTCAGATGCAAGGTTACTTGTAAAAATCCACACACATCTTAAAAAGTGTTCGCTGAGTACATTCAGATTTTTGGTAATTGCTTCAATATAAAATTCTTTCATTATCTTGCACCGCCTTTCTTTACAAGGCGGTAAATACCGTCGTGATCTATTACGTCCTCATCATTCAAATCTGCCATAAATATTACAACGCCGCGCAACAATTTTTCGTTATCACATCGGATTGCAAGCCGAGAAAGCAACGATCTGTACTGCTCAATTTGGCTCGGTAAATAAGTTCCATCCTTTTTTATGATTTCATTTCTGAAAATGTCCTTAAGAATTTCGCTGGCAATATCAACCTCATCGAATTCGTTCGGCAGTCCTAGCAAATTCATGGCTGATGTTACCACTTTGCGAAAACCAATCGGAGAAAAATTATCAATGTCCGTTTCGGTACTCCAACCACGGTTATACTTCATCCTCTCGATTTCCACAACATGATTCACTTTCTCCATCAGCGCGTCACTATTAAGTATCGTTCTTACAATTTCTTCAATGCTTCTCATAGATTTTACCTTCCTTTCGTTTGCTGTTTGACAACCATTCCAAAAAGCGGTATAATCCATGTATCAACCGCTTTTGGTGGCTGTGTTGAATAAAGCGTTTAACTTGTCTAGGGTTGGAACGCTTTATTTTTTGTTGATTTCTTCTTTCACTTTTCTAATCCCCATGTTGATAACATCCGTTCTGCTTGTTTTTAACTTATCCGCACAATATTGCAAATCCTCTGCTTCTGCTTTTGTAAGTCTCAAATCAAGCCTAACATTTTTAGGATTATCAGTAAGTTTCTGTCCTTTTTTTAATGGAGACACATAATCACTTCCTCTCTTTTTGATTGCACGTGCAATCTTTATGCCTTAATAATACATGTACGTGCAAAGAAAGTCAATACCATTTTTAAAGATTTTTTCAAAAAAAGAAGCGCATCTCTGCGCTCCCTCTTATATACCCGCTTTCTCCAGCCTTTCCCAATCTGCATCCCTAGTACATTCATCCTTTTTCTTCAATAAGTTTTCGTTCTCTTTTTCCAGTTTTTCTATTTTTATTTCCAATTTCTTTTTCTCTTTTTTCAATGCAATATTCTCTTTTTCCAAATCGTCCGCACGAATAAGCGCGTTTGACTCCCGATTGAAAAGATCAGTATTGTGCGCCTTTAATGCATCTTTTTCTTTATTTAACTCTCTTATTTCCCATTTGTAATTCTTTTTATCTTGCGTCATCTTAATTTTCAATTCTTCTATCGTTTGATGTGCTTTATTCAACTTCTTTTTGCACTCATTTAGTTCTGATTCAGACTCCCTATTCTCCATCGTAATTCTCCACATATTAAATCCAAATTTATATGAAAGTGTAGCCACAATCATTACATATAATTTTATTTATTTCATATGTTTGATCTTTTCTCAAAATCTTTTCCTTTTTATTTACTAAAGTAAACGGTTTAAATGGATTTAGATTTGCAGTGTATCTTGTCTTTGTTTTGCCTGGTACAAATTTCTGCTCCGTATAATGAGAACAATTTTCGCTCCCACATCTTGGACAGTAAACCTCTTTTTTTTCTCCGAATAAAGTATATTTATATATACCATTAAATCCCGTGTTTTGAGATCTTTCAACAGAATTTCTTAAGAATAATTTTCCAACACCTGTAATCTCTGGCTCTTTTGGGCGTTCCCACCCTCTATCATTTTCGTTTTCTTGTTCGTATGATTTATAAAATTCACTTTTCCCCGCAGACATTTCATTGTTTTCGTGTTGTTTCAACGGAAATCCGCAATTGATACACATTTCTGCTTTGTCTGAAATTTCTTTTCCACATTCAGGACATTTAATCAACGCCATGTGTTACCCTCCCACCACTTGTAATAAAATAATTCTACCACAAGTGGCGGTTTTTGTCACTACTGTGCATTAGAACTTTATCCCCAAACAGGATCAAATGCTGAACTGTCTCCGTATCTTCGTTTTGCCTCGCCCTTGTAAACTGTTCTGGCGGCATTGAATAATCATTATCGCTTAATATCCCACTTGTTCAGCCGCATATTGTGCTTCTTCATCGGTAAATTTTACATATTTTAATTGGTCTATAAGTCCCTGCTTTGAAAATGATGTCAAATCTAAATAACTCTTTGCTTTTTTCACAGCTTCTTTTTTCCAGTCAGCACCGCAATTATCTGCCGCGTACACTGCTTCTTCATGTGTATACTGTTCGTATTCTAACTGTTCAATCATCCCTTGATATGAAAAACCTGCTAAATCAAGATATCTCTTTGCTTGTTTCAAGGCATTTTGCTGCCCAAGCGTTATTTGTTCACTTTCTTGTATCTCTTCCGATGTATCAGTTGTTTCACCAATTCCATATTTCGAATATAGATTTTCTGTTTGTACAATCATTTCCGATGCTTTACCGCTAAATTCATCTGGAATCTTAAAATGGTCAATTTTTTCGTTTATTGTATCTTTTACAATTTTCCCATTTTCTACAATATAAGAATACTCTTCGTCTCCTATGTACCCTACATAAGAAACTGATAATCCAAGTTCTTGTGGACGCTTGCATATGCAATAGCAGTCAAAATACATAACATAAATATTATCATAATGACCATATGCACCTACGCAGTATTTATTCCCGTCTTCAAATATTCCAACAAAATTATTGTTTTTATCGTCATATTCAAAGTTAGCCCCCTCAACCCCGGCTTTTACTTCGTTTTGTTCTGTTTCTTTTGTTAAATTCTGATCTCTATCATTATTTTCTTCTTTGCTTTGATGCTCGCTATAATATTCTTCCGTTTTTTCGCTTTCAACGGTTGAATATTCGTTATCAAGATTTCCGCTACACCCTATAAGCACCACGGTAGCTATTGCCAAAAATACTATTCCCCACTTTTTCATGAACTCCCTCCCATTTGTAATATGTTATACAAACCATACCACAAACGAAAGAGAGTTGCAATTAAAATATAGGAACTGGATTCCTCTGCCCTGCTTTCGCTTCTTCTCGCCATTTTTTTATAACATTCCTATATGCCTGATTCGAATCAAGAACCGCCGTAATATCTGCTTTTTCAAGTTTTGATACAATGACGTCTCCCAGTTTATCGTAATCAATAGCGCTTGACATTGCTATCTGCATTTCTTTTCCTATTGTACTTTCAATGCTACCGGAATTGTATTTTATAGATGCGTTTACGTTGTCAGTTATGCTTCTATTGTACTTATATACAACTTCCGGCGCTGCTTTTAACCCTGCCAATCCAAAACTGTCCTTAATTCCCTCGGACCAGTTTTTTATCTCCTTAAATGTACTTTTAGATCCATCAGAAATACCATTATTAAATCCTTCTACCGTAAATCCTGCAAATTCTTTAAACACTCTTGATGGCGAATGTATGCCCATCAAATTTGTAAACCAAGAACTGATATTGGATACCCAACTGGAAATAACTCCGTACGTGGTGTTCTGGTTTCCGGAAACTCCGCCATTGAATCCCTCTACAGTATATTTACCATAGTCAGAAAATACTGTGGATGGTGAATGTATTCCCATATTGGTTGTAAATGGCTGTTTAATGTTGTTCTCAAGATATGTGAGCATGGCATCATTTGTTGTGTTCGAATTTTCTGAAATACCATTATTATATCCATCTATCGTATTTTTCGCCCATCCTCTTCCCATACCAGAAAGCATGGCATCTTTTAAACTTCCTTTTTGTGTAATTGCTCCTGTTACTGTGTCTACAGCACTTTGAGATTGAGCAACACCGCCATCTGCAAGTCCATTTACGACAACTTTTCCACCCGCTACTGCTACATCATATCCTCTTCCGTTATACCATGTTGTTATTGCTTCTTCTAATGCACTAGTCATTGTCGGTATGGCTTCTGCTGTACCGGCTACTCCGCCAATTCCAAACTGAACAACACCTTTTTCTCCAAGATTATACATATCCTGATCGGTCGTTCCATAAGCGTCAATAATTGTTTGATAAAGTTCTACTGCTTCTTCTCCAACTACCTGCTTGCCATTAACGAACACTCCGCCAAGATCATCTATTGCTTCTACAGCATTCTTAGCAATGACGCCAAAATTAATCTTTTTTATCGCTTGTTGTAATAAATTGTATTCATTAGTATGCTGTTCCAATAACTCATTTGCCGAATTATATTGTGACGTTGCTTTTGCAACCTCATCTCTAAGTGTCTTTTGTGTTTCTGTTATTTTTGTCTGTTCATCTTCCAGAAAAACCATTTGCTTTACGAGTTCATCATGTGCATCACCTGCATTTTTAGCTTCTATGCCATTTGCTTTTAATGCATCTGTATTTCGTTTCCACCAGTCATTTAAGTCCTCGGTTGCACCTATATCGGATAAGATTTCGTTTAGTTTATCCAACGCTTCTGCGTTATCTTTGTAGTTCTGCTCTGATACTTCCAACTCGACATTAGCTTCCGCAAGTGCCTTACTGTACTGCTCTACAACATCTTTGTATCCTGCAACTCTATAATATTCTTTCTGTGCTTCTATAGTCTTTAATAGTTCTTCCTTTTGTGCTGTATATTTTCCAGTAGTCATATCAATCTGATTTGCTAATTCTGGACAAATATCAATAAGCTGTTGTGCTCTCGTTTTTAATGTTTCTTGATCTGCTGCTGTTAAGCTCGTCTTGTCTGCAAGTTCGAAATATGAATCTGCAAGCTGTTGAAGCTGATCTGCACTTGCTTCGGATTTAGATGTTAAATCCTTTGTAGTATCAGCTAAATCTCTTAGATTTTGTGCGGCATCTTCCATTTTCTGGTTATTTGATCCTATTTCTTCCTCAAACTCCAAAAACTGATCTGCAATCTCTTTTTGCCAACTTTTATGGAAATTATATACAGCTAACCCTATTGCTGCGATCGCCGCTGCTATTGCTAAATAAGGATGCGCAACGACAGTAGCTGCAAAATTCAAAAGAGTATCTTTTATTGCCAAAATCTTTGTCTTAATATTGTCTAATGCTGATAACGTAATGGTTGATATTTTTATTGCTGCAATTACTCCAAGAATGGTTGCTTCTATTGGTGCAGCAGAAAATATACCAGACCATGTGCTTAGCCCAGCATTTATAGCTTTCCAAATTACCTGCGCAATTTTTCCACATATGCCAAGCCAATCTATATCAGACAGGAACTCTCCGATTTTCTTTCCAATCCTATACCAATTCACTCCATCAATAGCAGAAATCATTGCATCAAGCAAACCTTTCGCCCATGTATTCAATGTTCTTGCCAAAAGAGTAAACTTGAAAGTTTTGAAAAATTTATTAATCCCTGCTGCAATAGAATTTCCAAAATTCTTCCAGTTAAATCTCGTTCCAAAAGAATTTAAAAACTCCAATGCAGTATTCAATGCCCCTGCAATCGTTTTTCCGACATTCCCGAACAGTCTCGGATTAATAAGACCATTAAGAAAGTCTGCTAAACCTTTACCGAAGTTTCTTGCCTTGGAATAAATCTTATCCCAGTTGATAGACTCCATAGCTTTTGATAAGGCATCACTGATGTATTTTCCAAGTTGTTTCAGATTTTTAATATCACTTTCGTAATTTTTGAAAATGGTATCAGTCTTGACAAGTTTACCGCCACTGGCACCGCCTGATGCGCCACCACCGCCGGAACCGCCCGAACCTTTTTTGCCAGAACCATCATTTGTGGTAATCAGTTTCAATTCATCAAACTGACGGACACCCTTATTCATCTTGTCAATGTTCTTTGCCGCCTGTCCTGTGCTGTCCGCAACATCATCTGCGCTCTCTGCAGCATCTGAAAAGTTATCTGCAAGCCCTGCACCAGAATCCTCATATTTCCATCCGAAGATTGCGCCTAAAGCGTTTGTAACCTTTGTAACAAAGCTGATAACAACCAGTAAAACGGAATTGAGTGCTTTTACGAATGGTTTGAAAGCATTGATTAATGCTCCACCAATAACACTGCCAAGCTGTTCAAACGACTGTTTTAAAATTCTGATCTGGTTCGCCCACGAATCAGCAGTACGCGCAAAGTCTCCCTGTGCTGTCTGCGTATTGGCAAGGACGTACTGATACCGGAGCATTGTCTTTTCAGCCTGTGACATAGACGCAATATCAGAATCTAATCCTTGTTTCATCGCCCACTCTTTAAGGGTTGCCTGTGTAAGATCAAGACCGTAATCTCTTAATGGACGTGTCTGTCCGGTAAATATTGCAGCTAAATCCTGCGACACAACATCCTGATCTATGTTATACAGAGATGCCATATCAGCAGTTAATTTTGTTAAATTCAAAGACACATCAGCCATGGAATCAGACAAACCAATATATCCATCTGTCTGTTTGTTCAAAAACTCATTGGCTTTCTTTATTAAACTGCTGTCAATTCCCATGGCTGTTCCCATTGCTTGGAATCGGCTTGCCGTCTGTTTCAGTGTCAGTTCTGACATACCGAACTGACGTATAGAATCCTGTGCAAAGTCATTGACTTTCTTTGACATGTCCCCAAAAGTAACATCAACAACGTTCTGAACCTCTGTTAATGCGGATGATATGTCGATTGCATTTTTTATTCCTCTTATCGCTCCGTACAGACCAAGATAAATCCCCATAGAGGACAAAATCTGTCTTGTGAATGACTTGAGTCCGATCAATGCTTTTCCTGTGGATGTCTTAAATCCAAGGAAAGAACCGGAAAGACTACTGATGCTGGTATTTAATCCGGAAATTGCACCGCCAGACCTGTTGGAAAGATTACCAAGTGCCTGCGTCATCTGAATGATATTCGAAGATACATTTGGCGCTTTTGAAAGCGTCTCAAACAGGTATTTGAGGTTGTCAGCAAGCAAAGGTATATTAGTCACCGCGCGACCGCTTGCAACGCTTCCAAGCCTTGATATGGACGTTACAAGATTACTCATGTTGGTCATATCAAAATTCAATGCACCTATCTTGTTCATCTGGCGTACAAAGTTTTGTAACTGCGCAGATAAAGCCGGCAGATTCTTTGTCGCCTGTGTAGATGCCTTGCCACCAATTTTCGACAGTGCCGACACCATGCTTGTGAGTCCGCTTGTATCAACAGCTTTAACACTTGCTATTCCAGATGCAAGATCTCTCACAGCAGAAGATATTCCGTGGATAGAATTTGCATCAACACCAGAAAATTTGTTGAGTGCTCTGACCATAGATGTTATTTCCGTAGATTTTCCACCTTTGAATCCAGTCGCAGCATCGGAAATGCTTCTGATTCCGCTTGCAATATTTGAAAGTTTTGCAGTGTCAAACGATATGCTTTCCCGGAGCCTATTCATGCTGTTTACAAGGCTTTCTATGGAATTACTTGCTTTTGCAGAGTCAGCTTTGATTTTTATTTGTAATTCATCAATGTCTGCCATATATGCACCAACTTTCTATGCAAAATAAAAAGACGGTAGGCTGTGACACCTTACCGTCCTTGATCTACTCTTTTAATTTTTCTCTTGTAACCGGTCCGCATTTCTTATCTACTGTAATTCCGACTTTTTTCTGGAATGTTCCAATACCGGTCGCCGTATCATTTCCAAGAATACCGTCCACATTACTGTTTCCCTTTTTATCTTTTTCATCCAGGCATCCGTGATAAATAAGCTCCGTCTGAAGCCATCTCACATCATCCCCTCTCATGCAAGGGAATTTTTTCTTTAAAATCCTTGCAGGTTCCGGGTATGGGTTTAAATGATCTTTTACATTTTTTCTAGGGTTTCCGCTTGTCACAATCGCTGTATGACCTTTTGTTTTTGTGACAATAACATCTCCGTTGTAAAGAACCATTCCTGCCGCATAACCTCCAATGTCATCAAACATGCCACTCGAAAGAAGTACAGATTTTTCATTTGCTGTGGTGAAATTTCCAACATCTTTTCCAGTTGCATGAATAATGCATGCACGTACCGTTGTGCCGCAATCTGCTTCTGTTTTTACTTTTGAATTAATACCATATTTGACAATTCCAAGCCGGTGTCCCTGACAGTAGCCAATATTATCATTATTGCACGCTGTAATCATTGATTCTGCCAGTTTATCCGCCATATCTTTTGTTTTTGGCCTTAACACATACCATCCTTTTTTATGAACATAAAAGTTTTGCATACTTACTTCTGTTCCGGTCTGATCTCCCGGTCTCCCACCGGTCAATTTCCCATTTTCATCATGTCTTGCAGATCCAATTCTAATTGACATATTTATACCTCCAAGTTCTTTTCTGGTTTTGGATGGCTCAACTCATAGTTTGACTGCATAATTTTGAGCTTTGCCACAAATAGCTCTCTCTGTTTCTTTATTTCTTCTTCCGTCATTTCTGAATCATCTTTCTCTTGTTGCTCATTGATTGGTTTTTTAATATACTTTGATTTTGCTTTTCGTCCGGCAAGGCAATGTTCTACTGCCACCGATACCGCAGACAATCCGTATGTTCCAAACCACATCCACATCTCATTGTCTCTTTGCTTTTTATCTAAGTTGTAAGCATCTGCATAAGGCTGTAAATCAGTCGGACAGGACGTGTCTATATCATGCACGGTAAATCCATACCCTTTAGTGACTAAAAGCCAGAATGGGCGGATTTCCGTGCAATACGTTTCCCATGTAAGTTCTCTCTGTTCTTCTACTTTTTCCTCGGAGTTTTCTTCGCCGCTTCTTTCTGATCTGCTTTGAGCAGTTTTGATAAAAAACCGTTTTCAAGCAGCTCCGCTAAAAGTGCATTGTAAAGTACCTGAACATCTGCATCTTCTCCGTCAAAGTAATCATCCAGCATGGCATATACTTTTCCAAGCTGCTGTTCCTTTTCTCCCTCATTTTCCGGGTTGTATCCAAGTTCCTCTTTGTGAAACTTCTGCGCTCCAACAAGAATTAACTCTGGCAGAAATAAAAGGATTTCGTCAACCGCTTCAATATCTTCCATCTGGTCTAATTTTGCTACTTTCTTGATAATTCCGCTTTTCACGGTTGCTTCATATCCAAACTTGATCTGTAATTCTTTCTCGCCAAATTTTAATTTTGTCATATTCTTTCCCTTTCTCCCTCTCATATAGGGAAAGGGCAGTCCGAAGACCGCCCTGTTCTTTTAAATTGTTTCTTCAAGCTCTGGCTCGGTTGTCTGGTTATCGTCAGCCGATCCAACCGAACTATTCGACTGACGTGTTATTCCCCCGGTGTAAAAGCTACAGCGGTGTCCATGCCCTTGTATTCTTCAATGGTAAGATTCATTTCAACCGTCAAAAGTTCGTTCTGACCAATCTCCGGCTGTGGAATCTGCTCTGGCGGCTGTGCGACAACAAAAAACGCATCGGTAAATCCAGGAATAATAGTTTCAAACCACATTCTTTTCCCGCCGGAAAGCGCCTTATACGCCGTGATAAGTGCTTCCCACTCTTCCTTTGTGGCATCCGTAAGGTTTACCGTGATAGGGAAAGAGCCACCGGTATCTGCGCGACCCTTTACATATCTGGTAATAGCATCTTCTAATGCAGATGCGTCAATCTGTTCCGGCTCAATGTTGATACCGCCGATTGCGTTAATTCTTGTAAGCTGTTTAAACGATGTAGGCTTTGTTCCGGCTGTGGTTTCTGTTCCATAGCCAAACGTAATGCCTAACGTAGACAATCCTGCTTCTGCCATTTTTACCTCTCTTTCTACCGCCAAATAATGCGGTTATCGGGCGCATCTTTTTGCACCCGGTGCATAAAAAATAGAGCCTTTCGGCTCTTTTACATCAATCTGTCGTTGGCTCCGATTATCCGCCGGAACCTTGCAACGCTTCTAAATTTTTTCTCACTGTCATTTTTAAACTCCGGCATTGCTGTGATTTGAAATCGCATCTGTTTAAAGGCATCAGCTAAAATAGCCATAATCCCTTTTGCATCGCTCTGCTTTGTGTTTGTAATGACGTCAACCTGTATTGTTTCCTGCACCGCATTTACGGATGTGCCCTCTAAATCTGCCCCACGTTCAAGCCCCGGCATCTCGTGAATGTAAATGGTCGGGAAAACAGGGTCTTTATCAAGGTTCTTTTCAACCGTTGTAAATGCAGTGTCAAAATTCATGCTTTTGTATTTTTTCTGGAGTTTTGGTTTGGCTATCGTTACAACATTGGAAAAAATGTTTGTTTCAAGGTCAAATACCCACTGGTTTCCTGCCATTATCCAAACACCTCCTTCGCTGTCTGTGTAACAATCTGCCGCAACTCATTCGCGGTCAGATACATAAATGGTCGGCTTGGCATTCCCTCTGTAAACCACCAATCGCCATTGTCGTCCTGATAAAACCATCCATATCTTCCATCTGAAATCTGATGTATAGTTTTTCCACTTGCGTACTGCCACGAAACACCCTCCGGCAGTTTCCCAGGATAAGGACTTTGCTGTCCCACAATTCCGGTTCCAAACTCAACAAATGCGGCATGGTCTGTACCGGCTATTACCGCCCATATCCCGCCGCCCTTAGTGCTCCCTTCATATTGCGCGTGAACACTTGAAATCAGTTCCGATGTAAATATTGCGTCAAGGTCAGCAATTTGCACTCTGGCAATCTCTACGCCCTTTTCCGCGAGTTTTTCTGCCAATAGCTGGCATTTATATGTCAAGCTGTTTTTATAGGCTCTAAGCTCTCGTATGGCGTTCTGAATAGACTTTTCAGACAGGCTCATTGTGATTACTTTCTTCCCCATGCCACACCTACTTCACATTTTTTTGTAACAAGAACAAATCAACCGTCAATCCCTCGTCTGCGACACCTTTTACGATGTAATCAGCCGAATTTTCGTCAACGATTGTATTCTCTTCATCTTTGTACTTTACGTCTGATCGTTTCCATACCAAAGATCCGACGCTCAATGGAAGCTTTCCTTTGTCTTCTACGATCTGAACAAAATTTGTAGAGTTATCTACGCCAAATTCTTTTATAAGTGCTTCGCTCAACTTATTGCTGATCGAAGAATAAAAAACCACAGGCTTTTCATAACCTGTGGTATACTCTCCGGTTGTCTTCGGTATCTTGTTCCCGTCATCATCAAGGTAATAAATTACATTACCATCAGAATCCGTGTACGAAGAATATTCGATGTTACCATCATCATCCGTCACATATACCGGCACCTTGCCGCTTTGCTGCGAATAACTCATTTTTTGCTTATTGATCTCAAGCATTTCACTTCACATCCTTGCCGAACCGTTTCCACAGCTCAGAAAGCTTTTCCCATCCATACATTGCGACAAACGCAACAATAAATCCTGCAATAATAGCTGCCAAGATCATATACCATAAAATTGTCATCTGAATATACTGCATATATGCCACAAATGCAGCTACAGTAATTCCAATGGAAAGTACAAACACAAGAATGTCTGTCGGCACCTTAGAAAACGCTCCTACGCCCTTGATAACCTGTGTTATTACAGATACAACAAAAGCAAGTGCCCCAATGATTGCCAAAATGATTGTCATATTGGCAATAACGCTCTGTAAAATGTCCATGATTACACCTCCTTATCATCATTAAGACGGTTTTCAATTCCGTCAATTCTGTGATGCGCTGATTTCACACTTTCCTCAACTTTAATAATCCGGTTGTCATGTGAGTTGATTTCTTTTCTCATCTCCGAGACTTCATTCTTAATATCCGTCGTGTTGTTTGAGATGGCATCCAGTTTCATATTGATGCGTGTATTTTCTTTCACGCGTTCCTCAACATCCTTTGTGTCTGTTCGCTTGTTATTCTTTAATCCCATATAGACGGAAAAACCGAGTGATAACACGCTTATAATGATTGCTGTAGATAATTCTATCGTCACATCATATACCGCCTTTCTTTGTAATTGGCACACCGCCCACCACCGCTCAATGTGTGCCGCCTGCTATCGTTTTGTCAATGTCGGCAACACGATAACGCTCAATCTTCTAAACTCCTCGAAATCGAGGGGTTATAATGATTTTATAAACGGAAATACTCCCACAAACAAGCTTTCCCTGTCTTTCCAGCTACGGCTTACGCCGTTTTCTGAATAGCTTGCCATATAGGCTTCTCCTGCCTGTGAATGGTCGTACACGGATAAATTGACGATTACATCCTCAAACTTTTTCAAGTCTTCGGATATTTTTTCATCCGTGTAGCTTTCCGGGTAATTCCGCTTGCTTACTACTTCATTTCTTGCCTGTTTGATAAGCTGTTCAATGTAAGGATTATCTTCTTTCTGGTCGAACACGACAACATCAGAAGTAACACCATCTTCGTCCGTAACGGTTTCAATATGAAATTGTTTCAGTCTGATTTTGACCTGCTCTAATGTTGTATATTCGTCCATTCTTCCCTACCTATAATCCGAACTGCTCGATCAAAATGCGTTTCAGTTCCGCTCCGCTGATTTCTTCTGCACCTTCAATTCCATGTTCAGCGGCAAGTGCCTGTAAATCAGCAGTGCTCATTCTGTTAATCTCTGTCTTGGTGTACCCGCCGGAAGATTTCTCTCCCGGAACAATGTCCGGGATTTCATCTCCTGCTTTGTACCATCTTCCATTGCGCTTTACCGTATATTCAGCAATCATACCGCACCTCCTACGCAACTTTCATGACAACAACGCTGTCCATGCCCTCAAAAGTAGGCAATCCGATCATTGACACAACGCAATGAGTGTTGATCGGATGATTTGTTGCGTATGTATATACCGAAATACCGGTTTCTACAATAGAAAGGTTTCCGTCTGTCAAACTTCCGCTTCTCTCTTCCGGTGTCTTTCCAAAGACATAATCTCCAAGGTACACGCCGGATGCCTGCGCTGAAATAACTCCTGTAGGAATAAAATATTTGGTAGCACCGTCTGCAGGGTCGATGTAAAGTTTGTCGTAAACTTCAATCTCGATGCCGTATCCTCTAAGATACTCTGTAACCTGCCCCTGCTGTAAGCGAATACCGCCATTGTAAGCAGTAATTCCAAGCACCTGTTTCTTTGTATCCTCCGCCTTAAGAACCATCTCCCATGTTTCTGTATTCATGCTAAAACGTGCAAGGGAATATCCGGTTTTCTTTGCAAACTCACGTTTAATCTCGATAAGGTCGTCAAGTGGCGTTGCCGTTTCGGGTGCAGACCATTTATCGGTATCGCTTCCGGAGATATCCTTGTAATGATCTCTCTTGTGCGCCACTCCATTGTCCGAAGTATAATCCACATAGTAGCTCTTTCCGCCAATTGTTACCTGTACTCTTGGAATACCATCAGATGGTGCTAATAACTGCCAAATCTGGCGTTCCGGCACTACTCTTGCCCCATCAATAAGCATCATCGGTTTTTTGCTGATTTCTCTAAGCACCTGGTTTGCCATGTTGGAATTTTCTGCCGACTGGTAATTTGCATACTCCTGCTCTTCACGCTCTGTTACCATGTAAGATTCACGGTAGAAAGGCATCTCGTTCTGAATGTCCGAAAATCCACCAACGTCTCTTAACTCTGCCTGCGCATCAAAATTGGATGCCTTTAAGGATACTGGAAGACCGTTTTTCCCTTTGATAAATCTAAGCTCAAGGCTGTCCTGTTTTCTGGTTCCAAATTTCTGTCTACCTAAGTAAGGCGCAGAACCAAGCGTTTTTTCATAATTATTCCACATAACCCCAAGGCTTCTTGCGGTAAATGCTTCTGCTAATGGTAATGCCATTCTCTAATACCTCCATTTCTTAATCAAAAAAAGTGACACGCGGTGTTGCTGCTTTTGCAGTTGCTTCCACGGTCACTCCGTTCGCTATTACCTTTGCGCTGTCAATAGAACCCTGATATACATAAGTTCCAGGCGCATCTCCCATTGTTACGTCAACATCTTCCAGAAGATACCCTTTGCAAGATTCGTCATTGCTTGGGAACGGTGTCCCTGCCTTTGCAATCTTCTTTCCGTTTGCATCGGCACTTGTTACCATTGTCTGCGGAACGATGCACGCCGCACCCTCATAAGGAAAGAATTTTAAAATTCCTTTACTCTGTGTAAAGTCTCTTTCAATTGGTTTTCCCATAATTTACCTCCTATAAAACATAATGGTCTTTGGCTTCTGCATTTTTTGCCGGTTCGCCAAAGCTGATACTTTCGGCATTTTCAACATCTGCCGTTTTTTTATTCTCTCCACCTGCAGTACCGCCGCCCGGATTTTCAGAATTATTTGCGATCTCCTGTTCCTTTGCCTGCGCTGCTGCGGTTTCCTTTTCGGATGTAATCTTTCCAAGAGCGTCATAATCAAGGCTTCCATCATCTTTGACGACAGATTTTGCCTGCTCTGCATTGATTTTTAACTTTTCCATCAATGCTTCGCGCTGATCTCTGATGGCGTTTTTTTTCTGCATATCTGCAATCTGCTGATTTGCTGTCTCTAACGCCTTGTTTGCTTTTTCAAGTTCCGTGAGGTTTCCTGCTTCCATTTCATCCAGCTTTTTCTGCAACTCATCTGCACTGTCTGCCTTTGCCTTAAGCTCTGCTGCTTTTGCCTGTTCTCTCTGTACGGCACTGCCGTAATCAGCAATGATTTTCTCAACATTTTCCTCACTGATACCCATTGCAATTAACTCTTCTCTTTTCATTGATTACCTCCGATATGTCTTTACGAATTTTTGCGGTGCAACGACACCGAATGACACTGTTGTTTTTTACGCTCACAACTTTGCGAATTTTTATAAAATAAAAACAGCCGCCGATTACTCTGTAGCTGTCTTATTTTGCTGTTTATTTAATTGATTTACAATTTCCTGTGCTTTTTGTTCCTGCTCTTCTGCATTATCAATTGTTTTCCACAACGCATCTATATATGGCTTAGACAAGAGGAATGTCTTTTCAGCATCTCCCCAAAGCCCCACCGTTTTAATGGCAATAAGAGGATGTATGCCGCACTCTAAAAGCTGATATAGTGTTTGCGACTTTGTATACATATTGTCTTGCGGGCTATGATTGATTTGCACATCAAAATCCCTCATTGACAATTTCAAATCATTGTCCTTAACGCGTATTACATTTAAGACAACTTTTGCAAGTCTCTTCTCTGCCGATTTCACAATTGGGTCTTTTAATTTTGCTCTTGTCTTTGAAAAATCCCATCCAGCCCTTAATGATACTGCTCCTTGTGTATCTCCTCCAGAGTTTTGGGACTCTCTGTTTGGTATTGCTAATATTGCCAAGGCATTGTCCCACAAATCATCTTTTGCCACCTGACACTGGCTCTGATTTAGTTCCTGCGTCATAATCTCAACATCGGCTTTGTTATCCTTGTTATTGGACTTTACCGTCAAAGCATGGCTCATTTTCATCTCTTCAAACGTTTTTTTGTCGATTTCACAGTTCACAAACTTAACCCAGTACTGAACAAACTGCTCAATTCCATCCATTCTGTTTGACTGCATATTGTTTATGGCATCCAAAATACCTATGACAAGCTCAATATCAGAAATTCTCTCATGATTATTTGGAAACTCAACAATAGGTATACTTCCAAATGCATGCAATTTCCATTCAGAAACTACTCCGTTTTGAAGTTTACATGAATAGTTGTCCGTATAGCACAGTTTGTACCATCTTCCATCCTCGTCCTTAAGTTCTTGTACTGCAAGAACCGGTTCTTCCGTGCTCCGATTATAAATAACACACGTATTCATTGGAGTAGGCGCAACAATCTGAAATGGTATTTCTCCATTTGAAAATCTCACAGCCTTAAAAGATGTTCCGGTTGCTGACTGCCATTCACCAGCTTTAATGTCCTTTTCCTGTTTATTCGCATCCACAAGATAGTCATTCAGCGCATCCACTGCCAAATTAATTTCATCATCATCTTTTCGACTGATAAACTGTATTGGCTCGCCATATGTCTGTCCTACTTTGAACTGAACAATCTCATACGCATGATTTTCTACTATTTTGTTTGTAATATCAGCATTTTGCACCTTTACACGGTATAAAACAGGCTGGTCACCTTTGTAATATCGCCAAAGATATTCTATGATGGTTTTGTTGTAATAAAAATTTCCGATGCAGTCTCCCACCACATTGACAATATTATCTGCTGTGATGGTTTCAACATCTGTATATAAAATTTTTCTACCATAACAGCCTTTAACAAGGTCTTGGAGAGATTTGTCATTTCTCATTTTTTTCTCCTAAATAAAGGTCATTCCGCTGGATGTTGCACGAAACGGAAGAGATTTTAATTCTGTTTTTCCATTCTCCGGATAAAAAACAACTTTCTTGTGGCATTTTCTGCACTCAACAGAAATTTGCATTGTTGAACGCCCATCGTGTGTGGCAACTTTTCTTCCGCAACGCGGGCAATATATTGTTTTTGGTTTATATACCATAAAGTCCTCTTTTCTTTTCAAAAGAAAAAGCACCGTAGATTTCTCTTCGATGCTCTTCCAATGGGGGATGGTAAAGTGTTCAACTATTTGTTGACTTCTTCGATTATAACTATATCATTTTTTCAATATGACATTCTATGACATTTTCAAGTATGTTGCTCCATACTTCTCCTCAAATCTTTTTAATGCAATTCCATGAAGCCTTATTGTCTGCCTCCAGGAGTAATTCATTTCAGTTGCAATAACCTCAAATGTCTTTTTTTCTATGTACTTTGAAAACAACACATTATAGACATTCTCATCTTCCATACTGTCTATCTGGCTGATGATCTTATCTCTTTTGATAATATAATCATCAACCATCGCGTCTATGTTTCTTTCAATTTCATCAATTTTTGCCTGTTTTGTTCCTATCTTGTCAAAATTTGGCGTTGTCATAACTCTTTCTTCGTTTGACACAGCAGATATGCTGCATGCCAGCTCTTTCAGTTGTGCAAGCTCTACCAGCTTATTATTTATCATCCGGTTAAGCCTGCTTATCTGGTTCAAATAGTCCTTTGTCGTCATATCAATACCTCCTAAACGGATTTACTGCCGCTTCTACTTTAGCTACGTTATTTCCATTTGTCACTCTAAGCGCAAAGTTTGAAAATACATCCGGCACATCATCCAACTGCTTTTTACCGGACACTGAATATCTCTTGAGAAGAGACATCATTACTCCATATGGCTCATTTGGCTTATATAATGATGGGTCTTTAAATATAACGTGCTGCAATATCCAGTTAGAGCACTGGAAAATCCTTGCTTCCTTATTTGTCTCCGTCGGTGTGTCAGTAATGTTACATATCCATCCTTTTTTTTCGACACGCTTGTTTACTTCCATTGCGACACGGTCTCCGCCGGCGTTTCTCTCAAATTCACATTCCTGCACTTTGTTGTTTGCCAGAACGTTTGCTGCATTTTCATACTGCATCTCATAATCTGCCGTGTTATCGCAAACACAATCTACACAGTAGTAATCTTCTCCGTATTTTTGCAATACAGGCAGAACAAAATAGTCTGTTCCCTTTCCCTTTGTATCGCATTGACCGGTTACAATTTCTGGCTCTCCATGTGGCAAATTAAGATACCGACGTATTTTATCTTCCGGAAACAGCAATCCCTCTCGTTCAATCGGTTCCTGTTTGTAGAGACAACGATATGATATGTCGTCCATCAATAATTGCTGGTCTTCAAAAAATTCTTTTGTAAAACCGGAAAACTCATATTCAAAGTTGCTTTCTCCGGTAACTGGGTCTACATCCGGTACCGCAATAACCTTTACTCTCGGATTGTTCTCGTACATATTCTGAATGCGCCCTATGACGTCGTGTACGCTCCATCTTGTGGCAATATGTATTTCCTTGCAGTTCTTACCGTCCGTGTCCTGTATCTTTCTCTGGCGGGCATCTACGGCATATTTATCCCACAATTTATCAAGGATAATGGGGTTCATTGCTTCTTCAATTCCGCCTATCATATCGTCAACCAGTAAGAACTTAGATGCCCTTACTTTACCGGCATTCTTACTACCAACAGACGTACATTGTACGGATGGAAACGATTTGTACTTCCCGACATTAAACTGCTCCATCTTTGCATTTGTGCTCGTCACGGAAAGATCCGGGAAAATTTCATTCCATGTATATTCTTCCGTATTTGTAACGATATCGTACACACCGTCATAGTACATTCTGGTAATATCTCCGCTATGCGAATAAAAAAGACTGAAATCTCTAGGGAACCATCCGGCAACAAGTGCGTGAAACATTTTTTCAACCGTTGTTTTACCAGCACCTGGGACAAGTGATACGCACAGGATGTCATATCTATCATCAATCATGCCTTGCAAAGCCTGTGTAAGCCCTATTTTGAGAAATTGCTTTCTTCTTGGCATATAAAACCGTTCTTTAGGCTCTCTTTTTTTTTCCAAATACTGGAAAGCACTATCCACAACTTTGTTTTGCGCTTCCAAAAGCAAAATTCCGTAATATTTGTCCAGAATTTCATAAGATACCTTGTTTTGGAATGAATATTTCTCTAAATCCCATGGTGTGCCACCTGTAGATTGAAAGATAAACTGCTCCGTCAGTTCTTTCGCTCTGGCAGAAACCTTTAATCCATACTCAACATCCTTTTCTGTCAGAATGGCTACCCTTGCCGCTTCTGCCATGGCATCCATAACCTGTTCATCAACGCCATGCACCTGTATGTAATTTTCATATCCATTTACTGTAGAAATTAGGCTTGAACTTGCCAAAAGAAAAGCACCTCCGCAAAAAAGCAGAAGTGCCTTAAGACCTCTGCCTATAATTGTTTTAGGGTAGCGACTAACTCTATTTGTTAGCCGGTAATATTATTTTATTTTCTTATTATTGGTTCTTGCTGATATTGACAAGTCCACTCTGAAATATCGTTGTTGTCGATATTTTGTTTTGCTTTTTCTATTTTCTTTGAGAATTTACAATGCCACAACGCATAATTAAGCCTTGATTGCGAATAGTAAATGCAACATCTGTCTTTCAAATACTTTTTCATCTTCGGATAGTAAAACCACGATTTTATAAAATCAATAATCATTTCCATTCTCACACAACACCTTCCTGCTTTCTTCTCTTATTTCATCCATAAATTTCTCCTTATCTACGCATAAAACCTTTTCAGCCACTTCGGCACATTCTTTTCTCTTTTCGTCATTGGTGCATTCTCTGTCTGTGTTATATCGGCAAAAGGTCAGGTTGCATTTTTTATTATTAGGTTCGATAGGCTCTTGTTTATAAAAACATTCATAAAGTTTTTGCCTGTCTGCCTCGTTATTTGCCACAATAACAAGTTCATCTTCTAAATTGGAACAATCTATAGGCTCGCCGTTTCTACCGCCTATTTCGCGCGATTGTGCTTCTCTAAGTGCTTCACGCTCTATTGATTCAATTACTTCTGCCATGCTCATTCTTCAATACTCCTATCAAATCATGCATTTGAATCAGTAGTTTTTAAATATTCAACGAACTGTGCCCAAGCCTGTTCGCATGTTAAATCGCCAACAGGATTTTGAACATAGTATTCTTGGAAATATTCCCAGGCCTTTTCTTTTTCATCTTCGGAATATGAATCCCATTTAGAAACTCCAGATTTCTTTTTGAAAAATTCGCACTCATGTTCACCGTCAGCAAATCCAGCACCAGGAATCCATTTTCCCGGATGGTTGCACATTTCAGCCATCCCTACAACTTCGTTTCTATTAAATCCAAGGTAAGCACAATCATAACACGTCATTCTTCAACCAACTTTCTGCCGCACATCGGGCAAAATGCAATATCAAAGTAGCCTTTCGCCATACAGTGATTTGAATAAATCACAATTCCGGGGACTTTGTCCCCTGTATTCATCATAATTTGTGCATTTGTCAAATTCGTTTCATTCGCACATTTATAAATTTTTATATTTGCTCCACAAATCGTATTTTCATCATGCCATTTTCTACAAAACTCACACATACTCAACGTCTTTCTTTCAATTTTTCCATCATCTGTTCGCATCTATCTTTATTTTCACAAGAAATATCATTCCTATATTTCTTTCTGCTGTCCGAATAACAGGTGACATCTGTTTGATTCAACACCGGAGAAAAATCTTTGCAATACGAACAATAGCTTTGCAAGTTCAATTTATATCCGTCCATTCTTATACCTCTTCTATCTTCCCGTCCGGCAACTTTTTCTTTAATTCACTGGCAACTATGGTGAGCGTAATTTCTACACATTCGTCTTTTGAATGACGAGAAATCCCATTTATCCGCACTGCACCCGGTATTGGTTTTCCGTCAACCAGCAAAGATATGTATTTCCCGCTTGAACAGTCAATTGTTACTTTGGGAAACATGATAACACCTCCTTTTTAGTGAAAATGCCAACAATAAAATAGTGACACGGAGAATCGAACTCCGTCAGTCCAAGCCATGCCAATGCATTTCAATTCTGCAACTTCTACTTTGCAAAGGGTTTACTGTTTCCAATAATGTCACTACTATCCATACATCTTCCATCGACCTGAACTATTGCAGTAGTGCCAGACTAAGTGAAGATAAGGAATTGATGTGGCGTGGATTTGCACCACGCAGGAGTGTACAATCTGGTCATCTATGTTGTCGGTTTCAACCAATTCTCTACGACAATTCCGTTTACCTATTCCGTCACACATCAACACCCAATTTTGTTCGGGCAAACGCAGTGTGTAGGATTCGAACCTACAAGGCGAATAAACGCCCGACCGGATAGCAACCGGCTCCAATTCCATTATGGGAACACTGCCGAATTTTCTTGTATCGCCAAGAACATTAGGAAAGAAGCGGCGGGAACCTTTCTTGCTGGAGTTGTGCCCGCAGGTGGATTTGAACCACCATTCTGCTAACTTGCTTACTCCGATTATTTCAAATGGAAAGTGCCGGAATCGAACCGACCTCACGGATTATTGGTGCACCTCACCGTAATTGCTTCCTTACGATATACCTTTCCATGTGCGTTTCCATGCTCAGCCAGCGAAGTCGAGCATGGCGTTTTTTATCTTCGCAGGGCATCCGCCAGTTACCTGCTAGTTGGTAGCTATCCAACCACATGGGGAAGAGAGGAATCGAACCTCTATTGTTTACCACTTGGGAACTGATTTACAGTCAACCGCAACACCTCCAATCGTTGCCGCTTCCCCAAAACCGCCCTCAGACGGTTAGCAATCATATTTTTCGTGCCATGCGTTGCACTATCCTGTGTGATATCACAGGAAATAGGCTGGTGAGGATTTGCACCTCAAATAACAGCGACTTTCCACAACGGGTAACACCCTTAACAGGTTCCTTCAGTGCCTTGTTAATTCAATGACTTGTTCCTAACCAAAGCGTGGTTGTCTTATGCTTAAGCGTCTACCTGTTCCGCCACCACCTAATTTCATGGCTCATGTACCGTGGGATAGATGCACGAACCATGACTTGGAACTGCAACACATGACTGTGCGTGTGTCGACTTGTGTTCCTACCGCCCTTTGCGGTAAATGCCACCGAACGGTCTCGCACCGCTCTTAACAGAAGCGTCCTAGTGGCGAAAGGATGTGTCATGAAAAACACCAAGAAGAAGAATTTACGGAATGGATCGTTAAACCCATTCCTCCATCGGAACGGCAGGGCTTGAACCTGCGACCGCTCGGATATAAGCCGAGTGCTCTACCATCTGCGCTACGTTCCGTCGCGGCGCGCATAGCGCGCCGCTTATGATAGTATTTTTGATCTTTTTATTTTGCCAACGTCCACTAACACCGACTAATTGCTTACGCCGAGTTTTTTCTTGCAAAAACCGAATGCCAGTGGACTTAAGCTATACCGGATGCTCCGACTTCTCAGACTGGTGCTCAGCGTCACTGTCAAGATTGAGTAAATTTCCGGTGCTGTCCGGTTCCTTTGATTTTGTTATATGTATTCTTTCCTCTGCACAAATGATAGGCAGCTGAAAGCAAATACCAAATATTGGACTATAAAACATTCTGTTACCTCCACATCAGAAACATGTTCAGCAACAGCAACATCACAAGTACCCATAATGCAATTGCTGTTTCTTTGTCTTTGGATTCTCTGCCAGATACAAATAGTATCAGCATAAAAATAACATCCAGCGTCGATATAATCGTTTTAATAATTACCATGGTTGTTTTCCTCTCACAAGTTTCTTTAGCAGGATTCGAACCTGCGAATACTGGAATCAAAATCCAGTGCCTTACCGCTTGGCGATAGCGCTATATTAACACTACTTTTCCGGCATGTAATAGACCATGTTATCAAATACAGTTATTCCCATACAAGGATCATTCATCTCAACGCATCTGATCGATATGTTTTTAGATACTGCAAACATTTCGGCCACCTGTTGTTTATCCATGTTTGTGCTAATAACTTGAAAAGCCGAAAATGCCTTGTGCATATCAGAGAATACTTCTTTTTCTCTACCTAAATTTGCATACGTCCCAATGGTAAACGTTTTTCCATCAACCATAGCAGTTATCATTCCATGATTTGCTGTGAATACCGCTCGGTCAAAATCAAGAGAAACGTCTTTGCTTTGTGATACTACTCTCATACTTTTCCATCCAATCTCTTTTTGTTTTTGAGGATATTTAAAGGACTTAGTAGTGCTGATTTTCTCAACCTATCAAACCCCCTCCCCCTCCATGCAGAATCATGCTTTGAACATTGATAAATTGTTTGAATTGTTCGTTCAATTCCATTCGTATTTTACAACTATTCGCAAAACCCTTGTTTTGCGTAATGTATCAACGATTTAATGCGCCTTAAGACCATTAAACACTGGGCTTTAAATTGTTTGAATTGTCTATCACGATTTCACCATTATCCGGGCTTGAATTGTCAAAGTTGTCCGGCAATCTCGCACAATTCCCGCTTCCCAGTTTTGGAAGCTCCGAAGCTGTCAACGCTCTTACTCTGGATCCCTGGTCTCTTACGCCCGGCATATTAAAGCCGCAGTACTTATTCAGTGACGGCATGTAATTCATGGGGTTTCCTTTGCCGGAAACCTGTAAACCTACCAAACTTTCCTCACGCATTTCGTCAATTTTTTTGCAAATGTCGGAACCTGATGAGGCAAGTTGAACGCCGTTAACCCATCCGTTTAACGTGTCTCTGTGTATTCCAGTAAAGAATGTAAACCCGACAATATTCACTACTTTCTCGTAGTCATTGCACAGGTCTATATATATATCTAATACCTCGTTAACCTTATCTGTATCATAGGCATTATTAATATTATTATCATCCTTTAGGTACTTTGGGTTAACTTTAAATACATTCTCATAGACATATTTACAACAGTTATACCATCTGTTCTGCGATACTTTGCACAGGTCCTCAATGCTTCTCTCTTCCATCCAGAGATTTATATACATGTCAATGTCATCTTTAAAAACATCAACTGTATTATTTACTTCCTGCGTTTCAACTGCTGACATGTTATATATCTCCTCTCTCCAGTACTGGAATACTTAAAATAAAAAATGCAACTGATACAATCAGATCATGTTGATCTCGACTGTACCGGCTGCATGAAGTCCGTTTCTTTCGGGACCTCGACGGATCAGCTCCGCCCGTTGCCCGAATGCGTTTTTAATTTAATAAAACAATATCATTCTATCATTTTCTTGTCAAGGTATATTTTAAAATTAAATTTTAAGCCTGTATATTATATATATTATTTATATAAATATACTGCTTTGTTTATAATATATATTTTTAATATTACAAGAGAGAATATAATCTTTCTCTAACTCTAGTGTCTATATCTACGTTGCAATTTTGTTGCAATTTGTTGCAGAGGTGTTGCATTGCAACAAAACTAATACTATTCTATCATTTTACCTTGTCCGTAATAAAATTATCATTCTTGAAATTTTGTAAAATTCTTACAAAGATTTTCTACGTTTTGCACAAAAAAAGACGGCTATTTCAAGCCGTCAAATTTTATTATGCATACATCAATTTTCCTTTTGGAATTGGAATCTCACGCCCAATTTCCTTTGCCGTCTCAATCCATTCTGATATAACCGTTTCTACATTTTCCAATGCTTCTATCGCTGTGCTCCCATCTGCCATGCATCCGGCAAGTTCCGGAACTTCAACAATAAATTTTTGATCCTGTTCTGACCAATATATAATTCTCTCATACTTATGCATAACTCATACCTCCAATCCATATTTTAATATTATATTTCTTATCTGCTTTACTTGATACGGTTTTGCTTTATTTCCGTCTGGCTGAATATTTATGATCTCATCTATTCCATCCCGCCAGTATATAAAATGATCGCCTTTAATTCTGCACTGAAAACCAAGCACCTCAAGTATCTTTTGTAAGTCCGTAAATTTTATATTTCTGTCTTGCGTCCCACTCATTATTGAGTAAAATAATTTTTCTAACGTTGCCATTCTCTTCGGTATCTCCTTTCTCTTCGATACCATTATCTTATTCTATTTTTAGAATATTGTCAATAGTCATATTAATAATATTTGATTTTTTCTTCATCAGTCGGTATTACTTCCACCAAATCGCCCGGTTGACATTTACACATTATGCAAATTTTATTTAACGTTTCTAATGTGATGGATTTTCCAGCTTTTATATTCTGTGCAGTTTGCGCTGGTAATAAACGTTCTTTCTGTATTCTAGTCTGATTATAACCATGTTCTTTTAATAATTGAAATATATCTGCTTTATATTTTATCATCGTATTCTCCTTCTCTCTAATATATGTAAACATTTTACATTATTTATAAAAAAAAGTCAATTTAATAATATTCTAATTTTTGAATAAAATATATTGACATTATTCTAATATTAGAGTATTATAATCTCAACAGGAAAACAAAAAACACAAAAACAGGAGGGAACGATCATGAAAGTTAAAATTAAAATTGAGGGAAAGATAAATGATACTTACACTTTTCAGCAACCAGAAGAGGGAAATATCCTTGACGAGCTGACGGCGATCATCGAAGAAATGAAAGCCGGAAGAATTGAGAAAGTAGAAATTGAGAGGGAGGCGTAAACATGAGAACATACGAACAGGATTTAAAAGAACTTAATATTTCAGCAGAAGAATTTGATAACATAATTTCACACATTTACGATAAAACAGCCGATGAAATGGCGGTACTTGCTAAGGCGATTAAAAGCGGCGCGGCTGTTCTCCCGACTGTAAAAAGAGCATTTGAGCGCGTTCTTGCAATTAGACAGGCGGAAAGACAAGAAGCATATAACATTTATTATAACGATTTAAATACTATGTGTTATAGCTGTAAAAAATGCGGTATAAGTTGTAACGGTACAATTTGTAAAACTTGGACGGGTTGCGCAATGAAAAATTAAGTCGAAACGGCGGAAGCTGCCGCCGTCTGCAGGAACTGCCCTACCTGCACCGATGAGACAGGGCACAAAATGAAAGGATGGTTGATTATATGAAGATGATGGCACTTGAAGAAGCGAAAGAATACACACGCCAAAAGTTGGCACCGTATTACAGCAACGAGCGAATCGAGAACGTTGTAAAACAGTATGTTTCCGTTGTCCGCCCAGGCGTTGTCTTAGTTGAAAATAAAAATGTGGGACTTATGGAACTGTATCTATAGGAAAATGAAAGGATGGTTGATTTTATGAAGTATTACAGAGCAGAGATCGAAGACGATAATTTCGAAATAATTTTAGCCGATAGCGAAGAGGATGCTATCAATCAGTATTTTGAGTTAGGAGAAAAACACGATTTATTTAATCTGATAGAGCTAAATGATTATTATAATGAGGTTCGCACAATTTTATAAATTAGGCAAGCGGCGGCGTTTACCGGGGTTCGATTCCCCGGCTTGCTTTTACCCAAAAATTTGAATATGGAGGAAAATTGAAGTATGAGAAAATTATTTTTATTAAAAAAAGGCAGAATAAACTTTTATGCATGCCAGTATGACTGTGGCATGTATACAATCGACCGAATTACAAAAGGATTCGGCGGAATTGTGACAACATTTGAAACACTGGAAGAGCTTGAAAAATATGCTGCTGAAAACGGATATAAAAAAGCATAATAACCGCCGCAGAGGATGCACGCCGGAACCACTGCCGGCGGCGGTTTTTACCCAAAAGGGATTTTATTTTAAGGAGGATTTATAAATGACACAATTAGAAAATTTGAAAAACCAGATCAAGGAATTAGAAAAATCATGTGATGAAGCGCGTGATAGAATTAAAAACGAGAACCTGCCGCTTTTAAACATTTATGAAAACAGAGCTGCATTTTTTATCAACAAAATAGAAATCCGAAACGTGACAAATCAGGGAATCCGGGTTTGCATTGTTTTTGAAGATGAAAAAGAACTTGCGATCACAATCAGCGATTATACAGAGAATATAGCATTTTAAGCCGGGATGTTCCCGGCTTTATCCAGTCTCATGACCCATTCCGGTGCTTTTATTCAAATGCACCTTGACAATTTATACAACCAGGTCATATAATTACGCTTAAACGAACGCATATAAGGTCATTTAAGGCTTTTTATGAATGGATATAGTCATTTATACATTCATGATATAAAACGGCTTTAAAACGATTTTACAACGTTGTATTAATCATGTGTAAAGTTGCATGTTTTTCTACGCTTGTGCCGAACAATGCCGTAGATGATCGTTCACGGCGTGATCTTCCATGATGCACCATGGAAACCGCCGGGACATCACCGAGCATCACCGGGAAACCGCCGGGTATGAAAATTCTGATTTTCGATCTCAAAATCGAGTCATTTTCCAAGAAGAAAAAATTCAAAAGTTGAAAAATGAGATTCCAACTGTGAAAAGACAATATGCACAGTAAATTATTATGCGTCATTTCGCAACTTGTGAAATTTGACTAATTCGTTCTCTTCTCTTTCTCTGGCTCTCGGTCTGTTTCTGCTTTTTCTGCGATTTCGTTGTTCTTGTTCCCATTCGAAAATTCCTCATTCACTTTCTGATTTCGCGATTTGTAATTTACAATCTTTACATCTGTGTTCAATTCATCCGGTATCTTCCCGACGATCAACACTGTATGCGGTTGCAGCCTGTCTGTCATTACTTTGAATCCCTCGCAAAACTCAATCCGAGCTGCCTTTGCCCGAACTCTTCCATTTGTGCATACAGCGATCACACCACCCTTACTGTACCCGGCAAAACAAAGATCATAATTGTCTTTGTCCGGGATGCCTACGGACGGTACAACACGGATCCCGTTCAGAAACATGTAATGTGCAAGTGCATGGTTCCGGTACACGTTATACAGGTTCAATGCAAATGGCATACCACGATCGCCTGTAGCAATACTGAAATCCGGCATACAGACCGAGTGGAAACACTTCAAATGCTCCATGTATTTATCCGGATTATTCCACAGCCTTTGAAACTTTGAATCGTCAATATAGAAATTCACATTCAATTTTCTATGCCCTTTTATCTTTTGTGAAAAGCTCTCTCCAAAATCTATGGAATCCTCCGGCAGATAATCCAAACTACATGCCGGGACAATCGGAATCTGATATTTTTCATCAAGCTCCGCGCCATAGATCATATATTCTTTCATGACATCAAAAGATGTATGGCATCCATTATACAATACTATCACCCCAAAAACATTTTATCATTTTTCTTCTTGACAAACAACTTCTTTTGTGAAAAGCAAAGAACGTGCGGCGTAATCACTTCTGCTTAGTTCATTTATCAGCTTTTCCCTTGTCATTTCCGGGTTTGTTCTGTGAATATACCGCAGCAATTCATCTATTTTGTCCACTATGCTGCCCTCCAATCAATGTTTGACATCAGATCATCCAAAAGATAGATCAAATCAGTACCGTACAGGCTGATCCAGTCCGCAAGATACTCTTCCTGCTCAATCGGCATATGAATGTTATAGGAAAAGCAAAAACAATGACAAAGTTCATGAGCCAGTATTTTGCGCAAATAGCCATTTTCTGGTTTATCCGAAACATATATTATCCTATCATTCCAATCAGTCACAGCAAGGCTAATAGAGCCATCAGAGCGCATTAATTTATGACTTGCGCCGTGAACAAATTCTATTTTCCATTCAATACCATTTATAAAAAACATTTTCCCTCCAAACAAACAGGGGCATTTCTGCCCCTGCCATTACATTTTGGAAACAAGCGTTGACAGCTTGCTCTTTGTCATCGTGCGCTCTTCCGGTGTCATGTCAGAGATAAGCTCCGCCATATCCTCCGAAAGCTCTTTCATGTATCTTTCAAGGTCATGCATCTTTGCATCCTTGTCTTCTGGCGTATTGCCTTTGTGAAGCTCTTTGCTTTCCATGTAGCTTCTGCGGCTCATTCCGCTTTTGCCCTCTCTGCGATCACGCATTCCACCTTCTGATGACATTTTAGGCTCGGTGTAATACATTCTGCCAGAATGACGATCCATATCACGGTCATGCTCCATATCGTGATACATTTCCGGTGTCATGTGCCAGTAAGGCGGCTCGTCATATCCTCTCCGTGTTCCTCTTCCCTTTGGAGCAAATCTGCCGTCTGCATACCGGTAACGGTCATAATACCGTCTGCCGTCACCGAATCGATCAAACATTTCCATTGTTTCATCTGCACTGGATTCTTCCATTGCTTTCATCAATGTACGATAATACATTGCTTCTGCAAGGTCTTTCATCATATCTGTAACCTGTCCCATTTCGCATGGGTCTATATTTTCAATTCCTTTGTCAATTTCGCATTTAGCACATTCAGACAGTTTTTCAATCATGTCGTGCATTCTCATAATATCCATAAAACCGCCCTCCTTACGCTTCCCGGACTGCAATTAAATTGCTGTTCTGAACTTCGATTGCCTGCGTAGACGTATTCTGTACCGCTACCGTAACACAGCAACCGCGAGGAACGTCCACATATGCCTGCGCCGAAACGTTAAAGAAGTTTTCAACTGCCGCCGGTGTAACAATCATTCGAGTTGACTGCAACGGTTCTCCGTCAATTGCAATAGCCAGTGAAATAGCTTCAACTGTGCCACCTGTAGGGATTTGAATGTTTCCGGAATAAGATACCAAAAATCTTGCCCGGCACTGATTTGTAAGTCCTCTCAATTTGACAATGCCGCTTCCCTGTCTATGAATAATACATTTTGTTGCGCATACCGGAGTTTCTGTAAATGCCACATCTTCTCCCTGCGCGACAGTTTGAATTGCAATCCCTGTAAATTCTGCCATAATTATTTACCTCTCTTTCAAAAAATAAGGGCAAACATTATAGTCTGCCCTTTGTGTTTATAAGCAATACTGCACAGCAGACATAATCGATTTAAACTCAATTAAGATACTCAATTATTCAATTTTGTGTAGCAGCTACTTTTAGCAGCTACATCCCGTGTTGCATCCACAGCCATAAGAATAAGCGTTAGGATTTGGAACAACATATGCCGGGATTGCAGCCGGATTTACAGCGTTGATGATCTGCTGTGTCTGCGCTGACATTGCAGTAGTGAGCAATGCAGACTGGCGATCCTGTGATGCGGCTCTTCTTAAGTCATTATTTTCTGCCTGTAAGGAAGAAATCTTTTCCTGACACAGGTAATCAAGGATTGCCCTTGTTCCTGCCTGCTGGCTGTCGATAATGTCTCTTGTGTTGCTGTTCATGGTGTTCTGCAGTGCACATGTGTTCTGTGACATATTGTAGTTTACACCCTGGATAGCTTCTCTGGTCTCACAGCAGCAATTAGCCAGCTGGGACTGTAAAGCATTCTGCGCCTGCATAAGTGTCACGTTTGTGGTATTAAATCCCTGCTGTGTCTGGTAGCCAAGGTTGCAGATTGCATTGTCTACACCATGGAAACCGTTCATAACGGCGGTATTCTGTGCGTAAAATCCATCACAGAGACCACTTGTGATACCATCTAACTTCCCGATGATAGCCTGCGTGTCAAATCCACGCTGAATAGCGGAATCAGTATAAGCAGCCGCCGTTGCGCCATTACCTCCGTTTCCTCCCCAGCCATTGCCGCCAAAGCCGCCCCAGCCAAAAATCATAGCGAAGATAATGATAGCCCACCAGCCATCGCCGCCCCACATGCCATCATTGTTTCTTCCGTTTCCTGTCACTGCTGCAATATCAGCAAGACTAGGAGATGCGTTTCCATTAAACATTTTGTTTACCTCCATCTGATTTATTTACAAATGGGATAACCGGTTATTATGCGCGCAACCCAAAATGTACTAATGATTAAACATGCTCATAACTTTCTGTTTTGCTTCATCTACCGTAATTCCTCTTTCTTTACAGAGATTCTCTGCCATTGTCTTAAGTCCACCTGTATCTCCGCTTTGATACATTTGCATGGCATTTTTTGCCATAGGATTGTTTTGAACCTGCGGAGAATTCATCATTTGATTTAACAATAATTGTGCCGGATTCATTCTGGATCACTCTCCTTTTTTACCTGTGAAGTTTTTCTTTGACCGCTCGGGATTTTATCTAATCGATTTTCTATTTGTTCAATCTTTCCAAAAAGTTCATCGAACTTCTGCATAAATGCACCTGTGCACTCGTCTGATAGGTCAAATTTCAATTTTTCAGTATCATGCGATAAATTGCTAACAGTATCATGCGAAACTGGCTTAAAAACGATTGTGCGAATTGTGCCATCTGCGTTCCAACTTTTAGCGTATATTTCTGTCATATCCTGTTTTGGGAAAAATGCAACGCTGCCATCCATTGGCACATCATTGGCAGTGATGTTTTCTACCGCCGGAACTACTTTTCCATTTATGCCAAAAGTTTGAACCGGGATCTGCTGCTGAATTTGCTGCGGTGCCTGCATATAATTTTGTGTATTATCAATGCGTGGCTGATTCATATACGGATTGTATGCGTACTGCTGCCCGTATTGCTGCATCTGCTGATTATAAATCGGATTCTGGTATGCTCCGCTCATATTCATCCTGTTTGACCTCCTCTAAAACATCTTCTATTGCGTGTATGATAGACGACTGCGTTGACAAGTCCAAGGACTGTAACTCTTTTCTGGCAAAAATTTTTTCAAGAACTTCATCTGAAAACACCACCATCCCTCCCTTTGATTATATTTTTGCATAAAAAAAGGCGGCAAAACCGTCACGATTCCGACAGTTTGCCGTCAAAAAATACAACAAAAAAAGAACGCATTAAGCGTCCATACATCCGTTCGTGTTACCTTTAGTGTTACCTTTGATTTTGACCTTTAGAAAAGACACCATTCAAAAACTCCTTTCTTTCAGTAAAATCAAGGCTTCACAAGGTTTTCTTAAACAAAAATAAAGTAGCGGAAGGGAGATTCGAACTCGGTATCAATTCTCTCAAACCCGCATAAATACTGAATTTCTTTATCTCCAAAGGTGTTACCTCGTGTTACCTTTTACATTGATAATGCTTTTGCAATATATTCCTGCATTTCACTCTCTGTCTTGTTATTAAAATAGTAATGATCGAGAGTTGTTCTGATATCTGTATGCCCCATTTGTGTTTTTATTACCGATTCTGGAACATTTCCATCTATCAACTTTGTTGCATATGTCTTTCTTGCCTTGTGAATTGAACGTTCACCAATTCCTATTCTATCACATATCACATATAGCCGCCTTGTAAATGCCTGACCTTTTATTCGTTTACCGTTTTTCATAAAAATATATTGCCCAAATGGATTGAGCATTTTTATTTTTCTCATAAGTTCTTTGGTATCTGCGGTAATTATAACATCTCTAAACCCGGCATCACTTTTAGGAAAATTTTGAACATCAAATACATATTTGCCATTATCATCTCTATATCTTATTTCTGTCTTTGATATATGTATCTTATTTTCTCCGACATCAGACCATGAGAGGGTAGATATTTCCCCAACTCTCAATCCTGTTTTAAATGCCAAAATAATGCCAAGTTCTATCAATGTAGGCTCATCTTCCATTACAAATCGTTCAATTAAAAGTTCCTCATCCTTAGAAAATACCAATTCGCAGTCTGACTTATGATTCTTTTTAAATGACTTTTCCGAAATTTCCAAATCACCCATAAAACTGGTTATGCTCAGGCTGGTATAATGTTTTTTCTTTGCATATTTGAAAATTCCGTTAATCAATATCCGCATATCAGAATAAGCTTTTTGCGTAAGTTCCAGTTTTGAAATAGCTGTTTTTATGAATGATTCCAATATTTCTTCATCAATGTACCGGATTTTTCTATTTGCAATCGGCAAATACTTATTTTCAAAAAATCTTTTAAAATTTGTCTCGTACTTGTCCTTTGTCTGTCTTGTTATTTCACCATATTCAAGTTTTTCAGAAATCCAATTAGAATATACCTGAATAACTGTAGGTTCATCCTCCTTAGCTTTATAGAACTTTACTATTTCATCTTCAATTGCTTTTTCAGATGTTCTCTTTACAAGTCTCTTTCCTCTCTTATTATCTTCATCTGGCAAATATGTGTAAAACTTTCCATCTTTTCCTTGCCAAATGCTGTAAGTGTGTTTTTCAATAAATTTTTTCCTTTCGTTCATTTCAATTTTTTTCTGAATGGTGTCTATGTTGATAATACCATTTTCGATGGCAATATTCAACAACTCACTATTTGAAAGATTTCCCGTTTAACTCACCTTCTAACTTTTTTACTTTCTGTTTAATATCAAAAATTCTTCTTTCCACTGTTCTTGTTGATACGCATAGTCTCATGGCTATTTCTTTTGAAATAAGTCCACGGGCAAGAAGATAAAATATTTCTTCTTCCTGCTCCGTGAAATTGGCGTTTTCAATAATTGTTTCAAGCTCTGGCTTAGTCAGTTTTGAAAACTTCATAAGCCACTATCCTCCAATATTTTATTCTTCTCCCTGCCAGATCTTCGGTGTACCATCTGCGTTAAGCATGACTGTAAAAGTTCCTCCGTCTCCGGATCCTTTTATGTACATAACATTGGTGTCTTTGTCTACATAAATGGCATATCCCCATTCATCTTCTACCTTTTCCATCATCCTATCCTGTCCCTCGCTAATATTTGCCATGTCACTGTATCCGGCAATCAGAAGTGTTGCTGTTATGATGGCTGTTATAAGTTTCTTTCGCACTGCATTAGTCCTCCGTATTTTCCTCATATTCCTCTTTGCTGATGGTCCTGATGCATTCCTCACTCACGCCTAAACTTTTCGCCATGTTTGCAATGGCTCTTTTCACATAGTCGTATGCACTTTCTTCAAAAATCCTTGGCTTTTCTTCTGTGACTGTAAAACCTATATTCTGCTCTGTATATCCAACGGAACCCTCTCCGCCAAACATTTCTGAATCCTTAATTTCAAAGTATAATGATATTCTGATTTTCATTTCATTCATTGTTTTTCCTCTCTTCTTGGTTTTGTTATCTGGTTCTAAAATAAACTCATCTGGTTCTCGTCGTACTGATAAATGCGTCCAGTCATGATCCTCCCTAACTGACGCAATCTCTCAACCCGTGGTTTCTGCTTAAGATTTGTCATATAATTATTGTCCACTTCCGGCGGTATGGATAAATAATATTCATCCGGTAGCGGCAACTGATTTTCTGTGCAGACCTCGCGGATCTTTGACTGATAATAAATGATATGATTCCGTGTCAGATTCATATTGCAGCCATCTGACCAGAACGGATCATTACATCCATTCTGGTTTATATATTTCCAGTGCTGTATCTCTTTTCGGATTTTTACACAATATTGTTTTACTTTCTGATCCGGTCTATCTTTCATGGCATCACCCCCGGAAAGTCCTCAAATCCCATCTGATTATCCCTTTCAAACGACAGCATTTCTTTCTTGGCTCTCTGGTAGAAGTTGCGATCAATCTCAAAACCAAAAGCATTCCTTTCAAGTTCTGCCGCCGCTCTTAATGTGCTGCCACTTCCACAGCACGGATCAATTACCACATCACCGGGATCTGTGAAAATCTCAATCATTTTTTTCAGCACCGCTACCGGCTTCTGTGCGGGATGGATTTTCGGAATATCTTTTCCGTCTTTCTCCCAGGTAAACCAGTTGAAGATCATCTTCCCTGTTCCCCGAATTGTTTTTCCATCTTCATCGAACTTTGCACCATTCCGAAACTTCGGCAGCCTGTCCCGGTAAAACACAAGCGCATATTCCGTAGCGCCTACAACTCGCATATTGGCTTTGAGTACCTGCGGGCTATAATTTTTTACAAATACCAACGGTATGTAATGGCCAAATCCATGCTTCTTCGCTGCCGCTATCAGTGTAGCCATCTGCTCAAATGAACAAAACACAATCATACACGGCGCATCTGAACTTCTTCCTCGTGTTCCTGCTTTCTTTGGCTCTTTCTTGAGCATTTTGCTACAAAAATGGAAATACTCATACAGATTAAAATTGAAATCCGAATTGAATGCCGCTTTACCCGCCAGTTTGCTCTCGCCGTTCTTATTGTCCCCGCCGTTGTACCACATGGGGTTGCTTCCGTAAAAGTTCTTTCCTACGTTGTACGGCACATCTGCGATTACAAGCTGTGCCTTTGGGATTCCGTACTTTTTGTAATTCTGCATGGAATCTCTATAAATTTCACATTTTACTTTCATTTTTTTCAAAAGGAACCCGATGCGCCTTTTATCCGGATAGGTTCCGGCTCCTTTCTTTTTTATTCAAATCTTGTTTCTTTACAAATTCTCGTTTCTATACTTCTTCTAAGGGGCTTGTTATCACTTCCCTTTATAAATCTGTGCAATAAATCCCATTGGTAACCTCTTCGTTTAAAGCACGCAATCGAACACCATTCAACATCACAATGTGCACAAGGCTCTCCGAGACATTCATTCTTTTCATTGACTGGTTTCGCATCAAATAATCCTATCTGCCCAGATACTTGTTTCATAATTCTCCTTATCAATTTATGTTTCTGGCTTCTCGCACCGCTCAAATTCGATAACCCACACGTAGGGATTCGCGTTCCAACCGTAGCGGTCAATGTCGGATTCCTTAATTGTTCTGTTCCAAATACTAATAAAAGCGGTTTTATTTCCTACGCAATCTGGTACAGGATGCAGGCAAGAGCATCTCGCACCCTCTTTCCACGCTCCTTGTGGTGTGATTTCCTGTAACCGCTCCACCCTTACGTCTGTGACCCGGAGCCAGATGCGTGCGGCTTCTTTTGGCATGTGGATGGATGGTTTCCATTTTGTAATATCTGCAATATCATTTCTTTGCCAATCTTCGTAGTAATAGTATCCTTTCGGTGTCTCTTTCCATGTTTCACGAACATACAGGATATCGCCCGTACAGATAGGACAGGTTCTCTCCGCCGTACTTAACTGTTCCATATGCTCCTTATCAACAAAGTTATGTACTGCATAAGTCCGCCTGTCAGCATTGTAAAAATCCATATCCGGTACGGTATACTCATTTGCATCTTTGCATATCCGCCTTGTACAACTCTTTCTTCTGGCCAGAATTGCCCGAACCATCTCGGTATTGAATAAAATCGGTTTAATTGCCATCTACTCCACCGCCTTCCACAATCTCGATTGCGTGCTCATAACTTCTTGCTTTCTCTTTTCCCAAATTCCTGTTGTATGCATTCTCCCAAAACTTTCTCTCATTTTCCAACTGCTCCACAACCTTGTCTACATCATAAGCCGTCGGATATTCTTCTAGTAAATACAATACTGCATTTGTATTTACTAAAGTTCCATTGCTTAAAGTAACCGATTTTAAATCTTTCTTCAGCGCATCCGCATCAATCAGTCTCATCGTTCGCCCTCCTGTTCCAATCTGTAGTTGCTTTCGTTCGCTCGTCTTTCCCTGTTC